CTCTTCCTAACTCCGTATTGGCATTATAAATATTTATATATGGCACTTTGAGACTTATATATTCTTTGCTTAAATATTTAACTGTCTCATCTCTCTTCTTTTCAAATGTTTCCTTCAACCCATCTATTCTGTTTATTTCTTTCCACCAGTCTTTTCTTTCTTGGGAATCTTTATCTGAGTTTTGATAATTGTTTCTTGCTTTTAGTCTATCAATAGGCTGCTGTTCAGGATCATAAATCGTACCATACAACTGCTTTAAATTAATTCTAACATCTTGTAGGGCCAATTGATCAGTTGATTCTAAACCAATACTAAGTATTGTTTCCGGATCAATACTTTCGTCGAAAACAAACTCTAATATTGTCTTTCCCGCATTTCGGTTAATATCAACAATCATATCATCAACATCAATACCTCTAGCACTAGGATGGAAACCTTTCGGTACTTTAAAGCCTATTTTGTCTGCAGCTTCTGCAGTGATTTTACCAAATGCCAAAACTATCTTGGGGTCAGATTCTAAACCAAATACAGATTTTATTATTGCAATTTTTTCTCTTAAAAGTACGTTTGTTTCATCTTGCATTAATTTGCTATTTTCCCATACATACTTAACAATTGCAGAAGAAGATTCAACGAATATACCGTTTTTATCTTCTTGTCTATTTTCATATTCAAAAACACTAGTTTTCTTTTCTTTAATTATTAATTTGGAAAGTCCTGGCTCCAAAGCACGATTTTGTAGAATATCATCAATATACTTTTTTCTCATTTTTATTAAGTCTGTTATTATAGATCCTTCATAAGGATTAGAAGTACCGCTTATAGTTTGCATTAACTTAGTACCAGCTGGTTCTTTATGAAAGATGCCAAAATTCTCTTCTATATACATAGACTGATTCATCCCAAGAATTAAAAACTGAGGTTTCATTTTTCTCCAGTTTTCTTCTTTCCACATAACAGAAACATCACTTTTATTATTTCCATATATTGCGAAAGAACACTCTTTACCCATTACTCCACCATCACTTAATGTTTGGGAAGCAAAATTCAAAAGCAATTCTTTATCAATTGGTTTTCTAAATTCTAATAGTATCTTTTCAAATAAATTCATGATATATTATCTTATATACCTATTTACATTTTTTACTATTTGTGGCATAATTATATTAAGAGGTGATTATGTATTGTGATACTCCGGCTAAAAAGAATGGAGCAGATGTTGAAGATGCAGCTTTTGATAATCTTGAAAAGATGTGCGCTGCTAAGGGAATTGTGGCTGAGCATATATCAAAGACGGATCAATATGGCTTTGATGTTAAGTTAGAATATGGTGGTAAGGAAGTGATTGTAGATATTAAAACTCCTTCTGGTCCTAATAAAAACTCCGGCAATATGTCTGTTACCTATGATAGAAAAAACTTTGGTATTGTCTTCATTGATGGTAATGTTCTCTCCGAGAATAGAACAGATAAGAAGTGTGCTGGAATAGCAAGCAAAAACCCTAAAGATATGGGTGGTTTCTTTTTAGTTATAAAATCTCTAACAGTAGATGAACTCTTTAAAGAATTGTTTGGTATATTATAAAATTAATAACATAACATGTTATCCCATGAAAATTTCTAAAGATAAGATAGTGGAAGCATATATAGTATATGAGTAAAAAATTAACCATGGAAAAGTTTCTCTCTAAATCTAAAGAAGTGCATGGAGATGTATATAATTACTCTTTAGTTGAATATATAAATTCTGCAACTAAAATAAAAATCATATGTTCTATACATGGAGTGTTTGAACAAACACCCAACAATCATATATCAAAAAGTTATAAATGTCCTGAGTGTAAACGCCTTGGTATAAATGAATTTATAGAGAGATCAAAAGAATGGCATGGAAATAAATATGACTACTCTTTAGTTGATTATAAAAACAAAAAAACTAAAGTTAAAATTATATGTCCTAAACATGATATATTTGAACAAGCTCCAGAAAATCATTATGCTGGTAGTGGTTGTCCGAAGTGTAATCCTATGTCATTACAAACAACAAAAGAATTTATTCTAAAAGCTAATAAAATCCATAAATATAGATATGATTATTCTTTAGTTGATTATAAAGGCATTTATAATAAGATTATAATAATATGTTCCAAACATAAAGAATTTTTACAAACACCAGCATCACATTTGCGCGGCTCTGGATGTCCACACTGCAAAGAATCCAAGGGTGAAATAAAGGTTACAAAATGGTTGAAGAAGCACAATATAGTTTTCAAGAAACAACACACATTCAAAGATTGTAAAAATAAACGACTATTGCCGTTTGACTTCTATATACCTTATTTAAATATTGTCATAGAATATGATGGCAAACAACATTTTGAGGTAGTAGAGGCTTGGGGTGGTGAAGATAGATTATCATATATTAAAAAGAATAATGAGATAAAAACTCTATATTGTAAAAACAAGGGAATAAAACTTATAAGAATAAAATATGATGATGTAGCAGAAAGCATACTTAATGGTATTGAAGAAATAGGAGGCAGTTAAATGTCGCAGGCTGATGGTGATGTCAAATCAATTGATAAGACGAAATATGGATTATATGAACCTGGTTTTTATCATGTCGTATTAATTAACGATAATTTTACACCTATGGACTTCGTTGTTGAAGTTCTTATAAAGATTTATTGTAAGTCAGAGGCAGATGCTATGAAGTTGATGATGAAAGTTCACAATGAAGGCCAAGCTATTGCTGGCACCTATGTTGAGGATATTGCTCTAACAAAGAGTGAATTGACCAACAAGATTGCCAAAGATAATGGTTTCCCACTCAAAACAAAAGTACAACCCGCTTAATCAGGAGGATTAGATATATGGAACTTAGCAGAGAATTGAGGATGATTATGAGCCATGCGTTTAACAAAGCACGTGAGCTCAAGAATGAGTATCTGATGCCCGAACATATTCTTTACTCCATTGTTAAGAATGATGAGGTCATTGTTGATAAGCTAAATATTGAACAAGACGATATTTTGGAAGATTTAACTGCCTTCTTCCAGACTAAAATCCCTCCTGCCGTTGATGGTCGCCAACCCGTTGAGTCTTTGGGCTTCAACCAGGTTATTCAAGCTTCTGTACAGCAGGTTGAGAACTCTTCACGTCAGACTGTGGAGGTTGGAGATATTCTTATTGCTATTTTTAACGCGGGCGGTCAGTCTCGCTACATTCTTCAGAAGTATGGTATTGAGAAGGAAGACCTTCTTGAGGCTGTCACTGATACCCAAAGGGGCGATATGGAAACCGAACAGCCTGAAGCACAGCAGCCTGGTGCTGCTCCTCGCAAGAAGAAGTCTATGCTTGAGGAGTATGCTGTCGAACTTGTCCAGCAGGCTCGTGATGGTAAGCTTGACCCCATTATCGGCCGTGACGCAGAGATTGAGCGTACTGTTCAAATCCTTTGCCGTAAGAAGAAAAACAACCCCATCCACGTCGGCGAAGCTGGCGTAGGTAAGTGTTTGGATGGAGATGAAAAAATTAAAATTCTTGTATCTGATGAATTGTACGAAGAATTAAAGAATTTTATTTAATTTGCTTTTAATGGATTCAGACACAATAAGTTTATTGTGTTCTATTGTGTCTGAATCCCATAATACTATGACATCAAATCCATTTTCAACAGCAAGTTTATTCTTATACTGATCAAATTTAAAAACATCATTTGCAGATTGTTTTGTAAATTTATGTTCCCAGGTATTCCACTCTTTTTCATTTAATACATTTTTATTTGGATGAATATGAGAACCGTTATATTCGAATATTAATTTAAGTGGCAATATTGTAAAATCATAAAAATATAATCTGTCTGTGTCTTTTATAAAAAATTCTTTATTATCTTGGATGCCCATAAATAAGTTTTTTATTCCAAAAATATTAATCAATTTATAATAAAATTCTTCAAAAATAACTAAAGATTGTTTTGACGCTTTTTTCATGGATGAATTTTTTAAATTTTCTATACATGTTTTGGTGCAAGCTTTTATCCAACCATCGTATTTAATAATCACTTTATCATATCCATACTTATCTATCATTTTTTCTAATGATATGGCTTTTGATTTGTTTAGTTCGTTCATATCATTATTTTTAGTCAACGAATTAATCCATTTAACGTTTCTTTCTTTTAACCGATTTAGTCCTTCTTTTTCACCATATTTTTTAATAATTTTGTCTCGTGAAAAAACTGACTGTCTTTCTTTAATTTTATTTGTAGCTTCTTCTTTTGTCAAACCTTTTTTAATCCAATACCCAACTTGTGTTGATGTTCTTGCCGCATATGATTCGGGGTTTAATTTTTGTTTTTCACTGTATTTCAATCCGTTGCCTATTTGTAGCGTAGATATTTTTTCTTTAGCTTCAATTTCTGTCCAACCTCTTAGAAACCAAAATTTAACCTGCAATATTGTTGATCTTTCTGATAAAGAATAACAGAATGTTTGCAACTCTTTATACCCTATTTTTTTATTTATATTAAAAAATTCATTTAATTTGTCTAATATATTTTCTATAGATTTATATTTGAATTTTTCTTGAAGAAATTTGTCCATAAACTGGATAAAATCGTTTTTACTGTCTGATTCAAAAAGTTTTGTTTGACGGTATGTAATAAGCATATATACTCCTGGTTTAGGTTTTTTCCTACTCCAGTTTATCTTTTAATAAATTTTAAGTTTGTGTTGTTTTCTTGAAAGATAATAGCATATATTATATAGATATTGAGGAGGAATAAATGAAAGAGGTTGACATTAAGATTGGAAAGCTTTTTACTTTCCTTGAAAGCAAAGGCTATCAGTTTAAAGTGGATGAAGGTGTAGAGTCCAACTTAGATATTAAAATCCAAGATGAAAATTCTAATTGGCAAAATGTTCCCGCTTTTATCAAAAAGAAAGATGTTGTCCATGAAATTGGTCTAAATGATTTTGTATTCAAGTGTGGTTCAAAACATAAAATTTGTGTAAATAAAAATACAAAAGAATGTAAATTTGCTTCTGATATCAAAGTTGGAGATGTTTTTGATTATGATGATATCATTTATACGGTTAAGTTCAACAATGTTGTCGGAGAAAATTTTGTATATGACATCCAGATTGATTCTGAAAATCATCTATACAAAACACCAAATGGGTTGATTAATCACAATACGGCGATTACTGAAGGTTTGGCTCAGCGTATTGCTGCTGGTACCGTTCCTGAGATTTTGGCTGACTATGAAATCTTCTCCCTTGATATGGGCGGTATGCTTGCTGGTACCAAGTACCGTGGTGACTTTGAAGAGAGGATTAAGAAGATTGTTAAGGAAGTTGAACAGAAGGAAAAGGCCATCCTCTTCATTGATGAAATTCATAACATCATTGGTGCTGGTCAAACTGGTCAGGGAACTATGGATGCCTCAAATATCTTGAAACCCTCCCTCTCCTCCGGAAGACTCCGTGTTATCGGTTCAACTACCTTTGATGAGTATAAGAAACATGTTGAGAAGGATGCTGCTCTTGCTCGCCGCTTCCAGAAGATTGACATCGATGAACCTTCTGAGGAAGAGACTTTTGAAATCCTCAAGGGATTGCAGAAGAATTACGAAGAGTACCACAATGTCCAGTATACTGAAGATGCCCTCCGTTCTATTGCAAAGCTCTCTCACCTCTATATCAATGACCGTCACCTCCCTGATAAGGCTATTGACGTTATGGACGAAATCGGTGCCCTTCTCCGTATGCGTAACTTCAAGAAGAATGAAAAGGATCCCATCTCTCTCCTCGTAACTGAGGCTGATGTTGAGAACGTTGTCTCTAAGATTGCCAAAATCCCTGAGAAGACCGTCTCCACCGACGAGACTGCTAAGCTTGGTACTCTTGCTGCTGATTTGAAGGCTCAGGTCTTTGGTCAGTCGGAAGCTATTGACCAGATTGTTCAGGCAATCAAACGCTCGCGTGCCGGTTTCCGCAAGAAGGATAAACCTGTGGCAAACATCCTCTTTGCTGGTAAGACTGGTGTTGGTAAAACCCACCTTGTCCGCAAGTTGGCTGAGACTATGGGTCTGACCCTCCACCGCTTCGATATGTCTGAGTACCAGGAGAAGCACACTGTTGCTAAGTTGGTTGGTGCTCCTGCTGGTTATGTTGGTTATGAGGAAGGTGGTCTCTTGGTTGACGCCATCCGTAAGGAACCTCACTCCATCCTCCTCTTAGATGAGATTGAAAAGGCTCACTCTGACATCTATAACATCCTGTTGCAGGTTATGGATTACGCCACCCTTACTGATAACCAAGGTAAGAAGGCCGACTTCCGTAATTGTATCATCATCATGACTTCTAATGCTGGTGCCCGCAATATCGGTACTAAGCCTCTTGGATTTGGAAGTGTTGCTCGCGGAGGTGAAGCTGTGGACACTGCTGTTGAGAAGTTCTTCTCACCTGAGTTCCGTAACCGTCTTGATAAGGTTGTGACTTTCAATGACCTCACTTCTGAGGTTATCCGTGAGGTTGTTAAGGCTGAGATTAAGGAATTTGAAGGCATGCTCACCGAGAAGGGAGTTTCCCTCTCCATCACCGATGCTGCTATCGACTGGTTTGTTAAGAACGGTTATAGCGACAAGTTTGGTGCTCGTCCTATCGCCCGCTTGGTTGACGATAAGATTAAGGACATCTTTGTTGATGCTGTTCTCTTCGGTGATTTGAAAAGTGGTGGTAGTGCAGAGATTGATGCTATTGATGGTGAGATTAAGGTTAATACCTTGAATCTCAATCTTGGCAATGCCCTAGCTCTTTCCGTATAGACGATTTTATAAGGAGATTTTATGAAATATGAACTAACTAATATTGGTGTTAAAATTGCTATTAAGGTGGCAAATAATATTGTTAAAAATGATAGTCAAAGTATTATTGCGGCCTTTAGATATGAAGGTGTTAATGATGCAGATGGGTCAATGGCTGCATATGCTGGGGCTATTATGGAAATAGTAAACAGTGGACTTCTTTCTATTCTTAATAAAGCAGTACGATCACCAGGATATGCTAAAAATTTAACAATTGCTATTGCAGATATTGATTTTGATGTTCGAGCCAGTGATGGAGAAAAACGCGAAAAAGATGATTAAAACAATTTAGATAAAAACCCACATAAAATGTGGGTTTTTTTATTTGTCGTAAAGATAATATCATGAGATTTGAAAATGTCAAGATTGGTCAAATATTTAAACTTAATACAGGTTATATTTCCTTTCTTATCATAGACGGAAAGATGGGTGAGTACATTGATACAACCTATATTGCAATTAAAAATACTGATATGTTTGTTACAATAGCAGAGGGTGTTATGTATAATGAAGAAGATTGGAGAAATGAAGTTATATCAAATAAACCCTCTTTTATAGATGATGAGCACGGACAAGAGATTATATTAAAACTTTTTAGTAGAGAGATAGATTGGGCATGAAAAATCTATTGAAGATGCTTTTTGAAGAATATCGTTATACTTGGCTCTATAGAGAAGTACATGGTTATAAGGGAAGAGTGTATTTTAAATTTGATCATATTGATAGTAATGCTGTCGAAATAGTCATGTCTCGTTACTATCCAAAAACAAAAAAGTGGGAGATGAATGTTTGTTCAACCATTGAGTATCTGGGTAAGTTATATATAGAAGAAGATGAAGAAATAATAAGAGATTTAGAAGCAAAACACGCTATTTTCCTCCTCACCAAGGAAAGATAGTATATGGATAATAAATACTCAACATTAAATAAAATATGGAACCCTGGTGAAATACCTGCCAAGAAATCTCAATTCAACTTGCTTGGTTTTAAACTTCCTACAATTGACAACAAAAATTTTTCATATAGAGTAATATATGGTTTATTTGGTGAAACTCCTGAAAGAAGTGCGATAACACAAAAACTCGGTGGTAAACAAAAACCTGAAATGTTTGATATATATGGCGCAATTGAGTACGCTGCCAATATGAACTCTGAATATAGAGACAATTCTCTTCCCAGATGTATTGTACCGAATTTTTCTAATTTTTATTTGGTATTTTATAGTTCAGATATTGGTGAAGTCTTACTAAATATATCAGAAGAAAAACAATTTGAGTTTGCAAAAAAAATATTAGACGGTTATAAATCACACAGCAGTGGATATATTTCAATTGTTGGTATTCAAAAATTATATGGTAAAATTTGTAAAAAAGATAAACTGAAGATAGAGAACTGTAAACTATTTATCAGTTTTTGCATACCAGGAACAGAAAAACTGTTGATGATATATGAATACTGATTAAAGGAACAAAATGAAAGATTTAATCTTCAAGTTGGTGTTTGAAAATTATGGTAAAGAGTTTATTGGGCATATAAGAGCACTCATCAAGGATAAGAAGGACTTTGGTATCACCATCCATGGTTTTTCGGCAAGTGGGTTTGAGTATAATAAAGATGGGACTGTTGATATTTTTTTAGAAATTGAAGATATGGAAGGGAATGGCGGATACGCTGGGTGTACATTTGATGGTGAGCTGAAAGATATATTGATTGACTTCATGTATAGTGATGGGGATCAATATCAAAAATGGGTTTATGAAAGGGGAGTAAATAATGGCAAACAAAACAATGGTGGATATAGCTGAAGCAAAAAAATTAGCTTTTATAGCTATAATATTATCAAGTATAGCTATAGTACTAAGTATTGGTGTTCTGGTTTTAAAATTCTTCTAAAGGAGAGTATTTGAGCAAACATATAGGTAGCAATAAAGCAAGGCATAAGAATAATTCTTTACCCATCGAGAAGAGAAGTGATAAAGTTTGCATTAATTTAATAAAAGAATTATTTGCAAATGAAGTTGGCATTGTTTACGGTGTAATATCTGACTTAGTTGACTTTTCTAAAATTGACGTTGCTTTAGATGAAGGATTAATATTCAATTTTGAAGAAAGGATTGATGAGACTATTGTTCGTGACCTTAAAAAAGAGTTTGATAAATATAGTATTCAACACCATTTTGATAAGAATAAACAAAAGCTAGTTATTTATAAATAAAAGGAGTTATTATGAAATTGAAGAGTATATTAAAGAACTTAAAAATTAATGAGTGGAGTTACGAGGGAACAACAAACTCAAACGGTGGTAATGTAAAGTTTTCGGTAGAACAAATAGATTCTGATAAATTTAAGTTAACTGTTTCAGATATTGATGGAAGTTTTAAGAAAGAGTATACTGGTGATTTTCGAGAAATAATGAATAGATGCATAGCTCTACAACCTAATAACGATACAACAATTTCACGTGAATTTCAATAAATTATTTACATTACAGATAAGATAAGTATTGTTATTACAAGAATATATCATTTATAAGTAAAAATTGGAGGTATTATGAGATATAATATACGTGAGTTGGAAATAATAAAAAATGCGCAACTTACTGAAAAAAATAAAATTTCAACTGGATATAAATTGCATGAAGCAGTTGACCTTAGTCAGAGTGTAGAAGATATTAATAGGTACTTACTGAGATATATAAAAACTCCTGTATCAACTTCTAAAGGAATTTTTAAAATTGCAGATATATATGTGTTTGGTTCTGAATATGAAGACGAAGACTATGATGATGAAGACTATGATGATGAAGATGAAGACGGTTTAAATGAAGAAAATATGAGTGAATTAGCACAATACTTACACGTTAAATTTTGGAATCATGATTTTGAATCGCAATGTCTTTACGACGATGTAGTAACAGAACAAAGTCTTTCCAAACTCTTGGGTATAAATGTAAGCTTTAGTGAAGCTGGAAGACAAGATGATCTATTTTATGATTTCGATATATCATAATTGAATTTATATTCTAAGAATAGGCATAATTTCCTATATGGAATTTTATAAGCGTATTGTCCCAACTCGTCTCAAGAAGTATGCCCACTACATTGTTATATTCGATGATGGTTCTTACGCTACCTATGATAAGCAGATGAAGAAAATTGCCCATTTAACCGACCGTGTGTGGAGAACAAAGATATTCTCCTCTTTTAGCCTGATGATGGATGAGAATGAATTGTGTAAATTGATGTTACTTTTAAATTAATTATTTGGAAAACACTCTTCTTAATATATAATACTGAGAGAGGTGAATAATGAAATGTAATTTGCGTTTTCCACTTGAAGTTGGTGCTCTGTATCGTAATCAAATTCGGCGGGCTTTTGACAAGATGAAATTTGATCTTCAGGATAGAGATCCTGAAGCCATTGTTTCTATTACTGAATCAAAGAGTTTTTTTGATTCCATATTCTATGTTAGTATCAGCAACATTGAAGAAGGTTATGCCAGAAATATTGAAACGTCTGTCAAGGGATGGGTTGAGATACTTAATGGATAATATAACATTTTATAATTTTTTTATAAGATAAAAGCATAATTAAAGTAGAATCACACGGAGTGGTTTGAAATAAAATGAACAAAGGAGTTCATTAATGAAAGCTGACTATTGCGTCTATATTGGACGTTTCCAGCCGTTTACTAATGCCCACAAGGTAATGGTTGAACGTGCTCTTGAAGAAGCCGAGAATGTGATTATTCTGCTCGGCTCAGATAAAGCCTCCCTCTCCCTTAGAAATCCCTTCACAACTCAAGAACGCATCTCTACGGTTTACTCTGTCTTTTCTGAGAAGAGGAACAACATTGTTGTCCTTCCTATTCAGGACAGTGCTTACAACTTCACTGCTTGGATTGCCGAAGTCCAGCGTAAGATTGGTGCCATCATACATGAAGGTGCCAGCGTCAAGTTGATTGGTCATTTTAAGGATGATACTTCCTACTACCTCAAGCACTTCCCTCAGTGGGAACTTGTTACTGAGAATTCGAAGTGTGATGGTCTCTCTGCTACCGAAATTCGTGATGAACTCTTCTCGGGTAAGAAAGTTGGTTATTGGAAGAAGTATGTCCCGGCCGAAGTTGATGCCTTCATCTGCAATTGGATGACTCAGGATACCTACCGCTTTGACAATCTTGTTGCTGAGTACAAGTACATTGCTTCCTACAAGGAACAGTGGAAGTCAGCACCGTATGCTCCCACCTTTGTTACAACCGATGCTGTGGTCTTCTGTCTTGGTCACATCCTCCTCATTGAGCGTGGTCGCAATCCTGGTAAAGGCCAGTTCGCCCTCCCTGGTGGTTTTCTCGACCAGCACGAGACTATTGAACAGGGTTGTATCCGCGAGCTGAAGGAAGAGACGAAGATTGATGTGGCCCTGCCCATCTTGAAGTCGTCTATTAAGCAGACTCATGTCTTTGACCAGCCGTGGCGTGACCCTCGTGGAAGGACAATCACCCATGCTCATCTCCTTCAGCTCACCACTAAGGAATTGCCTACAATCACTGCCGATGATGATGCTGCCAAGGTGATGTGGATTCCTCTTGCTGAACTTGACAAGATGGAGGGTATGTTTTTCAATGACCATCTCCAGATTATTAAGTTCTTCCTTGGAAGGAGTATGTAATGATATCGGAAGTACTTCAGCAAGTTAGGTTTAAACTCCATAAAAAGTGTGTTGATGGTGTCTTGGTTGTTAATTGTACTGTTGATGAGGCGATCGAAGTTATAAGAAAAGCACTTTTAGAACAAATTGCTATTCGTCCTAATATTATTCGGGAGTTGCGACATGGTGATTTACCTTATGATGGTAGTTTAGGAGATTTCCGTACTCAACAACAGGAAGGGGTGAATTATGTTCGATTCGCTAATTCAGAATAGAGATAATGACGAAGCTAAGTTGGCTTTATTGTATGGAACCCTTGACCCAGAAAAATACATAAATAATTTCATTGATCAAAATGGGGTTGATGTGGAACATATAGAGAAAGTTCTTGAAGAGTATAAGAACTGCGGTATTGTCAAAGATTATTCAATGGGTATAAAAACAAATAGTAGGGGTATAATAGAGTTGCAGATTGATATTGAAAGAGAAAAAAGGAGTTTAATTCTTTATGAAGGTTAATTTGGATAAAATTATCCGCCAGGGTAATCAGAAGGAAATGCAACAGCTCTTTGACGACATATCAAAGAAGATGTGGGATACCTTTAATGAGGATAATTTCTTCTCCATATCCTCCTTCATCCTTGAGTTGCTGGTCAATTCTTGGAAGAAGGATTTGGTTGCCATCAGTCTTAAAAACGATGGTTTCTTTGATGACTTTATTCTTCATATGAAGGAGATCCTTGGGAGGGATATTGAAGAGTTGGGTGAAGAAGTAAGAGAGAAGGAGAGGGAGAAAGACCCTTTGTATATGGCAGCTAAACAGGCAGATATTGCTGCCGGTATTGCACCAAATAAAAAATGAAATAGATTCTCAATGGAGAGAATTGAAATTATAGGAGGTCTAAGATGACTAATGTTCTGAATAGTGTTCACGGAGTGCTTACCGAATTCTGGGTGAATACGGTGGCTTATTTTAAGGGAGCTGAAAAAGTTAAGCTCACCAATCTTTTTGATGGATGGACTTTGTGGCAGAAGTCGTGGATTATCATTTCCACCCTTGCCATCACTATTGCATCCATCATGACTTGGGATCCTACCAATGTCAGTGTTTCTATCATTTCGTTGATTGCCAGTATCTCGGGTATCTGGTGTGTTGTTCTTGTCGCCAAGGGCAAAATCTCCAACTTCTTCTGGGGGACTATCAACGTCATCTTCTACGCCATTGCCGCTTACAACTGGCAAGTTTATGGTGACTTTATGCTCAACATCTTCTACTACCTCCCAATGCAGTTCTGGGGATGGTATATCTGGACTAAGCCTGAATTTAAGGCTGGTGCCGATGTTGTTAAGACTAAGCTTTTGAGTTGGAAGGGTTGGATTGTACTTGTTGTTGTGGCAGCTGTAGCAACTGTTGGTTATGGCTTCTATCTCCAGAGTATCAACAACGTCAAACCTTTCATTGACAGTGCTTTGGTTGTTTGTTCCATCCTTGCTCAATTTCTTATGACTAAACGTTATGCAGAACAGTGGCTTTTGTGGATTGTGGTTGATGTACTTGGTGTCTACATCTGGTCGGTTGTTGTCTTCCAGAATGGTGGTCTTGCTAATATCGGTCTTCTTATTATGTTTTTTATGTGGACCTGCAATGCAATTTATGGTTACATCAACTGGTTGAAGATGAGTAAGAATTGATCGGTAAGTACATTGCAGATACCGGGTTTTATGATGGCCTTGTGGTTGGTAAAGAATACCAATTACAGGATTGTGAGGATGCGACCCGGTATCTTGTATTGAAGAACGAACTTGGTGCAACATCCACCTTGCTCAAAGACAAGTTTGTCAATGTGAAAGACGAATTGCTTGTTGCTGCCGAGAAGGCAGCAGGAGGAGAAATATGACTGTAGGATTTCTTGGTGGAAAGTTTCTTCCATTTCATCAGGGTCACTTGTATATGATTCTTCGAGCTTCAACCATGGTTGATAAGCTCTATGTTGTACTCACATCCTCCCCCAATCGGGACAAGGAACTATGTGACCGAGATGGTATCAAGTACATGCCAGCTGAGGTCAGAATGTCTTGGATTGGTGCATCTGTTGCCGACCTTGAGAATATTGAAGTTATCAACATTGTTGATGACCAGTGGAATTACAATTATGACTGGGAGGAAGGATCAAACAAAATCCGGAATGCCATCCCTGAGAAGCTGACCCACGTCTTCTCGAGTGAACCAGAGTATGACAAGTACTTTAAAGCTTACTATCCTGGAACGGAACATGTTGTTATTGATGAAGGAAGGAATGCTGTTTCCATCTCTGCAACTGAATTGAGAAAGGATTTGTATAAGCATTGGGATATGCTCCCTGTAACTGTTCGTCCCTTCTTTGTTAAGAAGGTTGTTCTTATCGGGACAGAGAGTTGTGGTAAGTCAACTTTGACTAAGAAGTTGGCTAAGTTTTATAATACCAACTTTGTACACGAGGTTGGTAAGGATGACTACTGTTACAAGTACAAAAATCTCCTTACTCCGCAGATGTTCGTCTCCACTGCTATGGATCATTTTCGCCTTATCGAGAAACGAATGGAAGTTGCAAATAAGGTTGTCTTCATCGATACTGAGGCTGTTGTTACCCAGTTTTATCTTGAGATTTATACTGGTCAAAAATCGGCTTTAATCGATGAAGTTATCAAATTACAAAATTTTGATCTCATCATCTATATGGAACCTGATGTTAAGTGGGTGGATGACGGAACTCGTTTCCTCGGTACCGATGAACAGAGGAAGGATGGTAATGCTAAGTTGAAAAAGATGTTTGCCGACTATGGGCTTGAGTATATCTCTGTTACTGGATCCTATGAAGAGAGATTTGCTAAAGCTCGTGCCCTGGTTGATGAGATGATTGAGGTATGATGGGACCAAAATGTTGTCAGTATGCAAAGGATTACATCCTTCTTGCTTATGATAGAGATGATGAAGCTGAAGATACTGGTTATAACTTAGAATGTTATAAGCTGAATAAACCATATTGGCTCATCCGTGGTGTAAAGTCAGATGTATATAGCAGTAAATTTGAAGGTGCTCATCAGAAGATTTCTTTTTGTCCATCTTGCGGTACTAAAATGCCAGGCATCAGATTGAAAGCCATACAACCAAAAAAGGTGAGCATTGTTACTGATGGTGGTTATTATTGTGATACGTGTGGTGAAAGATTGATTGCATGCGGATGTAAACAACCGTCTGAGATGTGGGAGGCTGATTATGGAAAAGACAAGAACTAAGGGAAATGTCATTGCTGAAGATATTGAACTGGGTCAAACCCTTTATGAGTTTGATTATGGGTTTGGTATTGAGACTGTGGTTCTGACTAAACCCATCTTGAATGAACACCGACAATGGGTGTGGAAGGCAGAGAACGTGAGGACTGGAGAGATTATTGACTATCTTGTTACTCCTGGTATGTCTCACTATGGTCCTAATCTTTATGACTATATTGCTTATAGTGGAGTTAAATGGTCATGAACTCAGAAGATGATTGGCTTGATAAATTACAAGAAGAAGAAATGAGTCATAAGTCTCTCTTTGATATAATATGTGATTGGTTTCACAATTACGGTAACTATATTTCAATCTTTTTTACGATTTTTGTTTTTATTTATGCTATTTTTAATTTGGTAAAGGAAATATTTTTAGTATAATAGCTATATGAAGAAATGCGATAATTGCGGTAAGAATTTTGTAGTTAAACATCCTTCCCAAAGATTTTGTTCTCATAAGGGCAAGGGGAATTGTAAGGATAGATGGCACAATAAAAATGATGTAGGAAGAGCTCTTGGTGGCTTGATGTATGGTAATAAGAAGTTCTTTGAGTCAAACAACAGAATTGAACATGAATTCGATGAATGTGAAGATCCAGGTGACGATATGTATTACATGAATAAGGATTGGTAGACTTCCAAGAAGGAAGTTGAATTAAGGAGGATGATATGGTTAGGAAAGTTTTAATTGTTGTTGACGTCCAGAAGGACTTTTGTCCTGGTGGGAGCTTGGCTGTTGCTCAAGGAGCAGCAATCATTCCCAATGTCAATAAGCTAATCAATAGCGGGAAGTTTCATATGGTTGTTGCTACTCAGGATTGGCATCCCGAGGATCACGTTTCGTTTGCTGACAACCATGGTAAGCAGCCGTTTGAGATGATTGATGTCTCCTACGGCAAACAGATGCTTTGGCCTCGTCACTGTGTTCAGGGTAGTAAGGGTGCTATGTTCCATGATGACCTTCAGACAAAGAATGTCAACTACATTATGCGTAAGGGTATGAATAAGGATGTTGACAGCTACTCGGCTTTCATCGAGAATGACAAGAAGACCCCGACTGGTCTCTATGACCTCATTGATCTCACCTTGTACGATGTTTATGTTGTTGGTATTGCCACCGATGTTTGTGTCTTCAATACTACTTTAAACGCCAGAGCCAACGGTAACAGTGGGACTAAGGTCTTTGTTGTTGAAGATGCTTGCGCTGGTGTTACTGAGGATGGAACCAAGGAAGCTATTGCTACGATGAAGGATAAGGGTATTTTGTTTGTGAATACTGCAGATCTTCTGTAAAAAGAGGGTATGCGTACTTTGCACAACATGATATATTAAGAAGCAAGGAGAACATAGTGTTCTATATTGCTGTTGTTGGTTTGGTTGCTATTTGTTTGGGAATTGATGCAGTTGCCTTCTACCTTGGAGTGACTGAGTTCAACGACCTTCTGAGCATCTTTCTTGTTGCGTGGGTTGTTGTGACCTTTGTTGGTCTCTGTATCAGCAACCGTAGTATCAAGAAAACGTTCAAAAGTTTCTTTTAAGGAGGATGGGAGATGGAACGTTACAAATATCCAAGAACACGTCATCTCCCATTTTCTCCGGGAGCTACTTCAGACGATAAATTCATTTCTGACTTCAGTGGTTTTAAGGGCAAGAAGGTAGTCATTACCGAGAAGATGGATGGTGAAAATACAACTTGTTACCCTGATGGTACATGTCATGCTCGTTCTCGTGATAGTGGATATCATGAGTCACGCACCTGGATTAATCGCTTTGCTACTATCGGTCTTGAAATGAAGAATGTCTCTTCTAAGGTGAATTGGAGATTGTGTGGTGAAAATATGTTTGCTGAACACTCCATCCACTATACCGACCTCCTCTCCTACTTCTATATGTTTGGCGTGTGGGAGAATGACTTGTGTTTGGACTGGAATTTTACCAAATATATTGCTGACAAACTGGGAATCATTCTTGCCCCTGTTCTCTATGAGGGGGAGTTTGATGAGTTGGTGATTAAAGCTTTGCCTAATACTCTGACTGCCAACCAAGAGGGATTTGTTGTTCGTATTGTTGACAACATCTACCCCTCAGATTGGGATAAGTGTATTGCCAAGTGGGTTCGTCCCAACCATGTTACGACTGACAAACATTGGATGAGTAAGAAGCTGGTGAAGAATGGATTGTCACCCGAAGCTAAAAGACATTTGTGGATGTAGGAGTGGGTATGAATATTGTGATGAGTGGTAAGGTGACTGTAATTACCTCTAAGACAAAGGTGTTTGTAAATGGAGAAGACATCCCTCTTCCTGAGGGTATGGACACCAGCTCTGTTACCCAAATCAATGGCCGCGTGTTTGTTGGTGGGTATGAATACAGAGACAAACGTAAGACTTTTGTCCCTACCATCCGAGCATGGTTTTATAAGCATTTCTAAGGATGAAGTTATGCTAAAAAGGATTAAGCTCCATACTGGTTGGCAAACTGTAAAATTCCTCACTCCTGTCATCGCAACCAAGGGTCATTGGCTTGGTCAGTATTATGTCTGTACTGATGACTGTGAAATTTGCAAGATTAGTGAAGAAGCTATGGCAATTGATAGACGAAGTCCATTTGTTAGTGAGACAAGAGCCCGCCACACTTATAGTGCTTTTGCTGAGGTTGATGGAGAGAAGGGTATTTTCAATACCAATCAGAAGAATTTTGTAGATTGGATTGTTGAGTATGATATGGCTGATGAATACATCATCCTCAATCATGACTTCAGGATTTTTGCTCGAGAGGAGAAGGCTGCACCTGGTTTCTCATACAACAAGATCATTAACATTGATATTGATGAAGCTGATGAACCAAGAACTAAGATTGAGCAAAGATTGATGACCAAGAGAGACATCCCAGAAGAAGTTCTTGTAAAGTTGAGAGAAGATTTCGATGAGTTTATGGTGCAGAGTACTAAGAAGATTTTGACAGAATGAAGATTATCACTAAAGAGGGTCAGATGCATATTGAAGGTTGGGCATACAAGGAAAATGAAGAAGAGAAGGCTCAGAAGAATAGAACTGAGGAATTTAATCTTGTTGTCAATCGTTCCATCAATGACTATGTTGTTGTAGAGCGTAAGAAGCCTGGGTATGCTCATATCACCTATACTGGTCATCTTAAGCCTGGTCATCCTGGTTTTACGGTTAGAGAGTTGGCTGTCTTCTTAGATGAAGGCAATCTGTGTTTTGGTGGTCGAGGAAGTATTAAGGGTGATAACTTTGAAATCACTGTTTATACAGATTGAGGTTTGGAGAAAGCATATTTGATTGTATAATGTAGAGACTGACGGACAGTCTCGAATGAGGTAAAAATGAAAATTGCGCTTGCACAACTTGACGTCAAAGCGGGACGTCCTAAACTGAATGTAGCTCGGATGCTTGAGATGATTGCTGAGGCAAAATCTCGTGGTGCCGAGCTTATTGCTTTTCCTGAAATGGCTGTTGGTGGTTATCTTGTCGGAGATAAGTGGACTGATGATGACTACTGCCGTAATCTTATGGAATGTAATGATGTAATCCGCATGGCAGCTGATGGTATTATTGTTGTGTGGGGTAATGTTTATTTAGATAAAACTCGAAAAGCTAAAGACGGTAGATTTGTGCGTTTTAACACAGTTTACCTTGCTGAAAATAAAAAACTAAACTTTAGGTTTAAATCAGCTCTTCCAAATTATAGAATTTTTGATGATGTAAGGTATTTTGCCAACCCCATGGATTTTGGAATTGTTCCAACTCCTGTTCGCTTAAACAATGGTTTAAATATTGGCTTAGAAGTCTGCGAAGATATGTGGATTCGATAAGTTTTTAAAATATTGCCAAAGATAAGCTAATGCTTATTGGAGGTAATATGAAAAAATTAAGATATATTTATGAAATAAAAAATTTAATAAATAATAAAAATTATATTGGTAAACGTACTTGTCCTAAAAATTGTATACCGGAAACAGACAGGTACTTTGGTTCAGGTTCTTTTCTTCGTGGTCATTACACAAAAGTGAATGGAATATACGTTTGGATCAAAGGTGGTGGAGTTTTTGATAAATATGGTAAAAATAATTTTATTAAAAATATTGTTGTGAGTGGAATGTTTACTGTAAAAGAAATTGATGAGTACGAAAAGTATTATATATCATTAAATAAACTTTCTGGAAAAGCTGAGTATAATATTACTCTTGGTGGAACTGGTTATAAAGCATCGCAAGCATTTAAAGGTGCAAAATGGTACAATGATGGAAAAATTGAATTATTATCAAAACAACCAATAGAGGGATTTAATTCTGGAAGAATTGAAAAAACAAAAAAACCAAAAACAAAAGGAAAATATAATTGGTTTACAAATGGCGTTATTGACTTGATTTCAGATATTTGTCCAGAAAATTTTGTTAGAGGTAAAACAAATAATAGACCACCAAGTCAATTAGGAAAAAAGTGGTTTGAAAAAGATGGGAAATATGGTATATTTTATGAAGGACAACAACCAGAAGGATGGATAAAATCAAGAAGAAATACTTTTCCATCGCTTAAAGGATTTCATCAATATACTAATGGTATAAGTACGAAACTGTGTGAAGAAGGACAACAGCCAGAAGGATGGTATATTGGAAATCCACATATAAAAAATACACATTATTTTAATAACGGTATTATTGATAAAATGTGTGTAGATGGAGAACAACCAGACGGATTTGTAAGAGGAAGACTATATAAAACAAATTCTGGAAAAAAATGGTATACTAATGGAGTAAAAAATGGTCTTTACAGAGAAGGAGAACAGCCAAATGGATTTAAGCCAGGAACACTATCAAGAGGGCGGAAAAACGAATTTCAACAATAGTAATATTTATGGAATTAATCCAACCAAAGAACTCATTGAGGCCGGAGCAGATATAATTATCAACATTTCATCATCCCCTTGGGGTCCAGGAAAAAGTAGAGCCCGTGACAATCGTGTAAGAGAACTGCACGATGAGTTGGGTGACCGCTTCGTCCCCTTCTACTATGTGAATGCTTGTGGTGTTCAGAACAACGGCAAGAACATCATCCTCTTTGATGGTGATAGCCGTGGTTATACCAAGAATGGTGGAAAAATCTCTCACAAGGGTTTGAAGGCTTACGCTGAAGGTATCATCTACTTTGACAAGGCTGATCATGACCCCAAGAACTGGCCCATGTTTATGCCTGACCCTCGTACTGCTGAAGATATTAAGATTGATGAAAAGATGGCTGGTATCCTCCGTGCCTATAAGGGCATTGATGAAATGATGGGGTATGAGCCGAAGTACGTCTTTGGTCTCTCTGGCGGTATCGACTCTTCTCTTAATGCTACCTTGGCTGTTCTTGCTCTTGGCAAGGAGAGAGTTATGGGTTTCAACCTCCCCAGTAAGTACAACTCTTCCAAGACGAAGGGTGCTGCTGCTGAACTGGCTGCCAACCTCGGCATCTCTTATGAAACCATCAGCATTGAAGATATTCTCGCCCCCACTATTAGTATGCTTAAGGGTGTAAGTGGGAACGACCTTCCTTCTCTCGTGGAAGAGAATGTCCAGGCCAAAATTCGTGGCACCTCCATCCTCTCCAACATTGCTGGTATGGTTGGTGGTGTAATGACCAACAATGGTAATAAACTGGAAATTGCTCTTGGTTATGCCACCCTCTATGGTGATGTAAATGGCGTCTTTGCTCCTCTTGGTGACCTCACCAAGGTTGAGATTTGGGAGATGGCCAACCGCATCAATAAGAGGTATGGCAACCTCATTCCTAAGTCGATGATTCCTGATGATGACTTTGAGTTCAACGATGGAATTGCTCCTTCTGCCGAATTGAAGGACAACCAGCTTGACCCAATGAAATGGGGATATCACGATCGCATGATTGAGATGATGATGGACTTCAAGAAGCATGGTCCTGAAGATTTCATGTGCTGGTACCTTAATGGGGAATTAAGTGAAAAAATGGGAGTGAGTGACCAGTTGCTGAAGAAGTATGGTTTGGATGATGGAAAGACATTTGTTGATGACCTGGAGTGGTTTGTCAAGCAGATGCAGAAGTCTGTCTTCAAGCGTGTCCAATCTCCTCCCATTGTCCTCCTCTCGAAGACTGCCTTCGGTTATGACCTGCGTGAAAGTCAGTTTGTTTGGGAAAGTAGCTTAGAGTATGACCGTCTGCGTGTTAAGATTCTTAATGGAGGTAAGTAGTGGAAAGAATTAAGGCTGAGGATATGCGTAAGTTGGCTGACGACTCTAAGAATGAGTATGGCGTGATTGCTAAACTTATTCAGGTTGAAGCTGAAATGAAGAAGACTGAGCTGCATATTTATCAATATGTAAAAGAAATTGTTTTGATTATGCTCGAGGAGGATGGATTCGAAGTTATTCGACAACCAAGTATTGCCATCCAGAAAGACAATCTTTATTATACTGTGAGGTGGTGATATGAAAGAAGAAGATTATAAGACAGAACTTGAATATCGTGAACAATTACTTAGAGGCATGCTTAGGTTTGTTGTTCCCTATATGAGTAACAAATCTAAAGAAGCGGAAGAAATCATCCGCCGCAGTAAAGAACTTGTGGAGAAAAAATAATGCTTAAACCTGATTTGACCAAATCTGCCTTCTCTTCTGGCCTCTTCCCTGCTGAAATGGCTCGTATCCAGATTGGCCTCTGTGCCATCTGTTCTGAGCCTGTCAGGGAAGAGGATTTCGCAGACTCTCTTTCTAAAAGGGAGTATTCTATTTCTGGTTTGTGCCAACACTGTCAAGATGAAGTGTTTGCCGAAGGAGAAGATTGATATGAAGTATATTTTGATTGTGTTGACAGCTTTGCTATTGGTATCCTGTACTCCCTATATCAAGACAGATCAGGTTGGTACTTCAATGCTTCCTGACGGGTATGAGTTGAAGGAGATTTATACTGGTGGGTATCACGTCTTCGTCATTTTCAAGGATGGACTACCATATCAGGGAACTGGTACTGGTTACTCCAGCGGTAAGACCACTGCCAATGTTTCATCTCTGGTTGTCGAATCAGCTGAAGATGAAATTGCCGACCTGAATAAGAAAATTGAAATTGCCAAGCTCAAGAAGCAGTTGAAAGATTTGGAGAAGTAGTAATGTGTACAACTTGTGACGATAGTGGTAAAATTATTGTTGGTGGTTTTGAAGGAGTTGATACTATTACCTGCCCAGATTGTACTGTAAAACAAGCCAAAAATTTTTTAATTGAAACGATCATCCTTGAAGGAGAGGTTACTCTTAACAAAGCCGATGGTGGTGCAGCATTGATTAGTGATCAAATTTCAGAAGGTCGGGGAAATAGCGATTCTGGTATTTATGTCCGTATTTGTAGTTGGGATGATGATTTTTGCTACGGTAGAACATCTTCTCCCAACCACAAAGACATTGAATCTCTTCGTGGTAAAAGAGTTAGAGTTACTGTGGAGATTATTTAATGGGGAGGGAAATAGAACGCAAGTTTTTGATTACCAAGTTGCCTGAGGTTTTTACTACTATGGAGCCCGATATGTATATCAGTCAAGCCTATGTTGATACTAACATCACCATACGTATACGACTCATCGAATGGTGTCGTCCTCAGAGGTCTGAAGCTGTTATGACTATTAAGAAGGCGGTGGAAGGATTTACTCGTCTTGAGTATGAATTCCCTATTCCTCATAAAGAAGCCTATGACATGATTGTGGAATTGTGTGGTGGTAAAGTTATGGAGAAAGAGCGTTTTCGTTTTATATATCCTCTTGAAGGAGAGAATAGACACATCTGGGAGATTGACATCTTCCACGGTCAGTTTGAAGGTCTCATTCTTGCTGAAATTGAACTTAGTTCTGAGGATGAAAAGTTTGAGAAGCCCTCCTGGATTGGTGAAGAAGTTACTTCTGACAAGCAATACACCAACGAGAATATGTTTAGGGGGATGAAAGATGCGTGAATTTATTTTGAAAAGGATTGAAGACTTAAAAATTAAGGAACGTGGTTTCCCTAAGGATACTATGCGTTGGAGAAATTCTGAGTTTGATGGAAAACATTTCTCCGTTCTGAAGTTTGAAGATTTGTGTAACGAAGATTTGATACAAGTTTTTGAACTACTTCTTTTTAAATATTACAAGAATATGGGGTGAGCATGAGTAAAGAAGATGATATTGCGAGAGAAGCAAAGGACATACTTTCTGGTAAGCCACGTAGTGCAGCCTACAGTCAACAGGGTGGTTTCATCCGTTTCTTTATTAAGGGAACTGATAGCAAGAAGATGGAGGATTTTGGTACTAACGTCAAAGACTATCTTAGTTCTGGTGTTAAGGGGTATGAAAACATTCGAATTATCAACACTGTAGAAGGTGATTCAATTTGTGTTATTGAAGTTCAATCTTCTGACAAGTTTAGTATTCTTAAGGATAGATGGGAAGCTCTTTCAAAATTTGCCGGATTTCCTCCTCTGGAGATTCTATGATGAGTGAAGATCAAGAAGCAAAAGACTTTCTTCTTGGGAAGACAAGAATAAAAACTTATACATATGTTGGAAAGTTTGTCATCTATATGAAGTTTGATTCCAAGAGTAAGAAGCAGGTTAAAAAGTTCATTAATCAATTTATTACTCTGGTGGAGAGGAAGGGAGTGGTGAGGATATTGGATAACCCATATGAGAAAAGTAGTATTTTTGTTACTACCTTCACAAACTCATACGATTATATAATTAAAGATATTGCTATAATTTGGAAAGAATATACTGACTTTATGAAGGTACCAAATGAGTGATGCTGCTATTGCTAAAAACTTCCTCCTTGGGAAGGATAATCTTTCTGTTGTTCGCAACAAAGAAAGTATCAAATTCTTCATGCGCTACTTTAAAGAGAATAAGGAAGAGTGTAGAAACTTTCTTAGAGAGATTGAAACCTATGTCTGTGAGCTTGCAGATAAGAAGAAGAGAACTACAAGATATTGGCACTTTTTTAATAATCCCTACGGAGACAGCGTGATGCTGCTCGAAGTAAGACATGATGCGAATGTAATGACCAGTATTTATGGAAGATGGGAATATCTTAGAAATTTTGCCGACCTGAAGGAGGAAAAATGAAATGTCCCCTTTGCCATAAAGAAAATAACTGTAGTATGATTCATGGTTCAATCGATGGGTGCTGGTGCCTAACTGTATCAGTACCCTCCTCTTTATTGAAGTTGGTTAAAACAGAAGATGGATGCATTTGCCGAGAGTGTATTGATAAAGAAAATATTCGTTTAGAGGGTGTACAAATCTCGGTTTAAATGATAGGATGTAAATATGAAAACTATCAACCTCTATGTCTGTGATGTCTGCGGTAAAGAAAGCCGTGTCCTTGATACTCTCACAAAACATGAAACTGCTTGTAAAAGGGCAAAGGCTCTTGAGGAGAAGAGGGAGAGGGAGTACCTCACCCTGAGAGATGAATTCTGTGAACGCTTCACTCTTGAGAATGCTGCTGACTGTATCAACTGGTTTGTTGGTGAGATGTTTGACGACCACTTCCCTGAAATCAAAATTAAGGTGAGGTATGAAGAGTGTGCCTCCAATAGCCATGAAGCTCCCATGGGTGGAGTTACCAACTGGCATCATACCAACGACCTCCCCAGGGGTTATCCTGGTTTTACTGGCAGTATTGGCGGTATTTACTCTAAAAAGGGAAAGACCATCTCTCAATATTGCGGTTCCTTTGGTAGGAAGTATTCTATGCCCATCTCCACAGGAACTGGTGGTGGAGACAGCAAAACATGGGGTTATGGTGTAACTTTCTGGGTGGATGACTTTCCGGATCTGCAGGTGAAATGCGCCAAAAGGCTTTTGGAAGAAGTTTGATTTATAGTATAATAGATACATCAAGGAGAGTGGCATGACTATTATTACTGACGAAATGATGAAGAATGGTTATAAGCTTGATTGGCGCAAAGGATCCGTCTATGTTTACAACCGTTCACGTGACAATCGTCAACAGCAGTGTGTTTGTCCGATTTGCGGCCAGAGTGCTCAAGAACAGGAAGATGGTCTTTGGTACGAACATGCATATGAGTGGGACGGTAAAACGAAGATCACCACTGAGGCTTGCCATCTTCCTGAAGAAGATAAGATTCGTCAGGAGTTGGCCATCATCGAAAAGGCTTCGGATGAAGATATGTCTTTCAAGAAACTAATGAGGAGTAATGATTTCAGCCGGGAAGCTCTTCTTATTGCAGAAAAGAGGGAATACTACGAAACTTACCGTTTTTATCAGCCTGTTTGGTAAAAGCATAATTTATTGTATAATGTAGGAGTTGATGGACAACTCTGAAGGAGATATTATGAAAATGAACCCTATTATCGTTAGTCTGTTGGATCAGGATCTTTATAAATTGACCATGCAGCAGGCTTTTTTCCACCAGCAATCTGCTCGGTGGGGTAAGTATGTTTTCAAGTGCCGCAATGCTGGCATTACCTGGACTGAGGAAATGGTTGAAGAGATTAACGCTCAGTTTGACCATCTTTGCACCCTCCGTTATACAGAAGAGGAGCTTTCCTACCTTGGTAATATTCGGTTTATGAAGCGTGGCTTCATTGAATTCCTCCGTCTCTTCCAGTTTACCCGTAAGCACATCCGCATCTGGAAGAGTGGCGATATTCTTCATATTGAATGTGAGGGTCCCGTCTATCTCACTTCTCCCTTCGAAATTTTCACTCTGGCGATTGTGAACGAGGTTTATTTCTACTTCACTGCTGGGCAAAGTGAAGAATTGTTTGCCAAGGGTATGGAGCGTTTGATTGAAAAGACAGATTTTATCCGTGCCAATCCTTTTCGTTTCACTGACTTTGGTACTCGTCGTCGTTTCAGCGCTCAGTGGCAGGAGACTGTTGTTCGCTACCTCTCTGAAAATCTTCCTAAGGAAGTTTTTGCTGGTACTTCGAATGTCTATCTTGCCATGAAGCTTGGTCTTACCCCTATTGGTACGATGGCGCATGAATGGGTGCAACTCTTTCAAGGTTTGGATGGTGTTACTCTTGCCAATAGTCAGCGAGCTGCATTTCAGGCCTGGGTTGATGAATACCGTGGGGATTTGGGTATTTTGCTTTCTGATACTCTTGGTTTTGGAAAATTCCTCAAAGACTTTGACCTCTACTTCGCAAAACTCTCAGACGGAACAAGGCACGACAGCGGTGACCCCCATGATTGGGCTCGCAAGATGATTGCTCACTATAAAAAGCTTGGTATTGATCCCAAGACTAAGCAACTAGTCTTCAGTGATGGTTTGGATGCTTATGCCGCTCATCGTCTCCAGAAGGCTTTTGGGGATCAGGCTCTTCTTTCGTTTGGTATTGGTACCAATTTGACCAATGACTTTCCTGGTATCATCCCTCTTCAGATTGTTATGAAGATTGTCACTGTTGATGGAAAGCCTGTTGCCAAGATCAGCGACAACCCGGCCAAGACCATGAGCGATGACGTCGAGTTTGTAAACTACCTCAAGAAGGTATCGAAGGTATGAACGCTACCCTGAGAATGGATGTTGTTACTTATGATGGATATAAACCATAACTATTTAATTACACTTTTGTAACATATACAAATATGTAGTAAAGATAAGCATAATTACCCTGGGAGGTGGGATAATATGGTTAAGGCAAGCTGGTTAAAAAAGGCTTTTGTTGTTGCAAGACTTAGATTTATCGGATACGTTCATTGCGGTAATGGTAAGTTTTACAAAAAAAAAGCTGTTATTACCGATAGTAGTGGTAGACAAGTAATTTATCGTGTTTATGGTGATGATAGTGTTATATTTCACTATTACTGGGACAACTAAATAAAACCCCTCAAGGGGGTTTTATTTTTAATAAATACATTATAAGATACATTAGGAGAAAATATGATTCTAAACCAAGATACACCAGACGTTCAAACTAACGTTACAAATAAAAGTAAAGAATTTACAATTAAGACTACGGCTAAAGCCTTTAAGATTTTGAGTTCTGGTCTTTATTCTGATAAGATCAAGGCCATTATTCGTGAATTGTCATGTAATGCTTGGGATTCTCATAAATCTGCCAGGAATAAAAATCCCTTCTTTGTTCATCTCCCTGGTTCTTTGGAGCCATGGTTTTCTGTCCGTGACTTTGGTATTGGTTTGTCGGAAGAGGATGTGATGAATCTCTACTCCACTTACTTCGAAAGTACCAAAACCAACTCCAATGATCAGATTGGTGCTCTTGGTCTTGGTTCCAAGAGTCCATTCTCCTATACTGACTCCTTCAACGTTACTTCGATTTTTGATGGTTTTACTAAAACCTACACGGCCTTCATTGATAAAAGTGGTACTCCCTCCATTGTTAAGATTCATGAAGAAGAGAGTGGTGAGCACAACGGTCTCGAGATTAAGTTTGCTGTTGACAAGCAAGATTTTGATGAATTTGCTAAGAAGGCTGGAGTTGTCTTCCGTGTCTTTACAGCGAAGCCCACTGTTGTTGGCAATACCCGTTACACCAGTTATGAGCAAACCATGGAAAGGGTTCTTGAGGGCAAGGGTTGGTTTTTCTACAAGACCAGCTTCTACAACTCTGAAAAGTGCATGGCTCTTCAAGGTAATATTGAATATCCAATTGATCATAACCAGCTTGGTGAATTGACCAACCAGCAGAAGTTTGTTGTTGAGAATAAATTCTATCTTGATTTTAAAATTGGTGAGTTGGACATTGCTGCAAGCCGCGAAGGTCTCGGTTATGATGAACCCACAGTTGCCAACATCAAGATTGCTCTTGATAGAGCTTATTCTGAATTTGCTGGAAAGTTGAAGAAGAAGATTGACGTCTCTAAGACACTCTGGGATGCTCACATTACTGCTGTCAAGCTGATGAACAATATGGATTTGCGCTATCATCATACCTCCCATCTCCAGATTAGTTGGAAGGGTAAGAAACTTACCCTTAATGAACAAATGACCTACTACTTCTCCAAGTGGGGCCAGCTTGTTGATGGTAAGAAGACTGTTGACATTCTTGATTCAAAGCTCAAGATTGTTAGCTTCCGTATGGATACCTATAGCCGTGCAAGCCGTGTTAGCCGCTCAGATGATTATAGTGCTGATGATGATGATTACGAATCAAGAGTCAGTATCCATCCTTCCAATGAGGTTCATTTTGTTGTGAATGATGAGCCCAATGAGAAGGAGAGTAAGGTTGTTCGCAAGGCTCGTCAGGTTGCCAAGAATAATAGAGGACACTACGTCTATCTTCTCAATAGCATGAGTAAGAAGTTCTTTACTGCCATGGGTAATCCTGAATACACCCTTTCCTCTACCATCGTCCTTGAGAAGCCTGTGCGTAAGAATGGCAAGTCCTCAATGCCTGAAGATTACTTCAAGATCAACAACACCTCATTTGACAATTTTGCTTTTGATAACATTGATGAGAGTCTTGATTCCAGGGAAGGAAACTTCTACCTCCACAAGGTGAGAGAGAAGTTTGTTTGGGGTGAACAAGATTACAGCCATATGGACCTTGCCAATCTCTTCAACTTCCTTAAGAAGATTGGAGCAGTTGCAGCTGATAAGTCCCTCTTAGCTATTCGTCCTGCTGAGACTTCCCTGAAGCGTTTCTCCACCCTCAAGTGGATTGACTTCATTGCTTTTGCAGCTGAGGCTGTTAAGAAGTATATTGGGGAGAATGCTGATACTATCAAGGCTCCTATTATCATTGAGAAGAGGAAGGAGTTTATTGAGAGTAAAATGGATTACTATGTTCGTGAGAAAATGATTAGCGAGCTCAAGGATCATGAAGTTGAGTATCCTGCAACCTCCTGCTTTATGAATGTAGCAAGAATTGTTGCTAAGTCAAGGGATGCTGCTCATGATAACAAACAAGCTATCAATGATACCCGTCATATTATGAGTATGGCTAACATCCTTGGTATTAACATCCAAACAAAGTTGGAGTTTAGTCTGGATGATGTTGATTACATGAAAACCTACCCCATGTTGGAATTAACCAACAGTAGTTGGAATTATAGAGACAAATTTGATGTCATCAGAACATATATTATTATGGTCGATAAGAGTAAGGAGGAATAAATGGGTGTTGCATATGTTGTGACTGGTAGTGCAGTCAATTTGACGATTGATGGAAAGGTCAACGTCATTCACAAGTCACATGCTAATTATAGCAAGGTGATTGAAATGTTGAAATCGGGTGATATCAGCCAGGATAAGCTTGAACTGCTCATGTCTCCTGCTAAGAAGATCAATGAGTTTGGTAAGGGGAAGCTGAAGGTCAAGGATAGTGTTGTTGTCTATGTCAATGACCAGGATGAGGTCAAGGTCACTGTTGATAACTCTCTCATCAAGCGTATTGAGACTATGATGGAAGAGGGCTTCGAGGTTGGCCCACTTGTTCTCTTCTTTGAGAACCTGATGCTCAATACCTCATCTCACTCTGTTCGTGGTCTCTATCGTTTCTTGGAGAACAACGAACTCCCACTCACCGATGATGGTCACTTCCTTGCTTATAAGAAGGTGCGTGCCAACTACAAAGATGTTCATACCAACACCTTTGATAACAGTATTGGTAAGGTTGTTGAAATGTTGCGTAATCAGGTTGATGAGGACTACACCCGCACCTGTTCCACTGGTTTGCACTTTGCCTCACTCTCCTATGCTAAGGATTTCTACTCCCGCCATGATGCTGATGACCACCTCATCATTGTCAAGATTAATCCTAAGGACGTAGTTGCCTTCCCCAATGACTATAAGAATGCCAAGGGGAGAGCCTGCCGTTATGAGGTAATTGGTGAGGTTAAGAATGATGGAATGGAACGTCTCCTCAGCAACTTCCAGGGATTGCAGGATATTGACCAGCTCCAGAAGTTGTTTGACTTTGTTCGCAGCGTTGTTGAGAAGCACACTCCAAAGGGAGAGGATGGAAAGCCAACCATCAGCTTCAAGCTCAATGATACCTTGGTCAATTATGGATTGCACAAGGAGAGAGTGAGAGATGTTATCAATGACGTTCGTGCTGAGTACAACATCACTACTGAGCTGACTGATACCAGCGTCACCTCCATCTATAAGTTGGTCAATTTTATCACCAAGGAAGTTGACTTCTCTAAGCGCTAACCTTTAACAAAGGAGGAGAAGGTGCAGCGAAAGTTGCACCTTTTTTATATGAGCCGTTCTATACAGGTAAGACATAGACAGAAGATACTCAAAATGAAGCAAGAGAAGGCTGAAGATAGAGCTGCTGTTGTTTTTGCCAAGGCTCTTCTCTCTGGTGATAAGCAGGTCTCGTGTAACAGTTGTATCTTCAGAGAAGGTATTATGTTTGATAAATTTTATGATACTAAGAATGAAGAAAGCTGGGTCATACCAAAAGCTGGTATAGAACCAATAATGGTGGATGCCAACAGAGGTTATTCCAAGAAGGTGAATATGGTTAGAGGGAGAGATTGGGATTATCCTCACTACGTATGTGTCTGTAAGATAAATATAAAGAAGAGATGTTTTCAAACCCCTTTACCTAAAGAAGGTTTCTGTGGTCACTTTAAACCCAAGGAGATAATAATAAGATGATAGCAACATGGCTTGTGACTAACGAGTGTACTGAACCCGTAACTGATATAGAGTTACAAAACCTGCTAATTAAAGTTAATAAAACTTTTGATAACAAATATCTTCTCTCTGAAATTGTAGAAACAAAGGGATGGCTTAGAAAGAGAAAAATCTATAATTATGCACTCTATTGGAATACTCTGGGAAATGAATATCAATGTATAGATTTTTATACTGCTGAAGATTATAAAAGTTACGGTATAAGTGCTACAGTCATCGCGGCATATTTCTATGGGCTACTAAATGGGAGAAAAAATGACTAGTTTACAAATCACAATTGAAGAATTTGAACTTGATGGAAAGCAGAAGGTCAATGTTCGTATTCACAATTACAGAGCAGATGACGCTACAGAAAGTGAGAAGAAGGAAGCTGATAGATTGGAACCTCTCATCCTTGATGTTTTAATGAATAATATCAAAAATCCAACTCTCTATCAGAAATCCTCCTGGGAGGAATAATGGAATTTGACGACCTACACCAAGAAATAATCCGTGACCACTACAAACATCCACGTAACAAAAAACCTCTCTCCCACCTGAAGGCATTTGAAAACCCATCCTGTGGTGATACGGTCAAAATTGACCTCTCAGAAACAGACCACATTACCTCTGTCTACTTTGATGGCTCAGGCTGTTCCATTTCCATGTGTTCCGCCTCGATGATGTCTGAATTGTTGACTGGCAAGAGTATTGATGATGCTAAGGTGATTGTCGGCCGCTTCCTCTCTGTTATTATGGGTCAAGAACCTATCGAGATTCTAGAAGATTATGGTGATTTGGTTGCCTTAAGCGGTGTTATCAATCTACCTGTAAGAGCCAAATGTGCCACCTTGGCCTGGAATGCTGCTCAACAGATTTTAAATGATTACAAATAATAACTATCCAACACCAGAATACTATACTCTCGAGTTTACTAAAATAAGTGAGAAGGTGGATTACTTTCTCAAGAGTGAATATGTTTTTAGAGTTGTTGATGTATCTAAGGGTGGTGGCAATAGCATCTCCTTTTCGGTCAAGGGAACAGATGTATTTGATAAGTGGATGAGATATGCTCAAGATTATGTTGTGAGTAAAAATAATAATGGTGTATATGATAGCAATAAATTCAAGTGTGATATTTCTATAACTGGTGGTCGGGGTATATTCACCTTTTCTGGCGTCTGGCCACGCTCAATATCATATAATGAGAATAATCAAGTTGTTGAATTGATGTTTGACAGTCTTACCATTCCAGCAACTGAAGTGAAAGTTGATGTCACCAATCTCAAACCTAAAAAGGCTCTTAAAAAAGTAGAAGCAATCAAAAAAGCTTACGAGGATGATGTCAAACAGAAGTATGTTGAGAGTAGAGAGGATGTAAAAACTAAAGTTGAAGTTGACCCTGATTATATAGCTGCTATGAAGGAGCTGGAAGAGGAGTTGAAACTCTCCTCGTCTGAAGCTTGGGATAAAAAGTTGAAAGAGACTTTGGATAAATCAAACACCACGGTATAATATCAGCAAGAGGTTATCGATGTTTGGAAAAAATAAACGTGTTATTTTCGAAACTCTCAAGGCTGATATGGAAGAGAGTATCAGGATGTGGAAAATGGCTCAGAATGAAGGTTGGGCAGAGGATAGTCATATGTGTCTCAGGTACATTGACCGGCTTGATCACTCTACGACTATTGCCCGGGGTCTACTCCATGAAGAAAAAATTACCCATGACCAATACCGTGCTCTCTACCAGGTTGATATGGACTTTATCACCTGGCGCAAAGAGAATATCAAATGGGTAACTCAGTTTGTTGATGATGTTAAAAGGGGAGAAATGCAGCAGCGGTATGAAGAAAGTCAGCGTGCTCAAGCTGAAGGTCTTAGCCAACTTCTTGGTGCTATTTTTGGTACCCAAATTTTTACTCAAGAAGATGAAGATGAAAAAAATTGATGCTAAATTGCAAAGACTTACCAATGCCATTTCTACTCTGAGGGCAGCTGCTCTGTTTTTTGAGTCCAGGAATATTGTTAGTCTTGAGTTGGACAACCTTACCCTAACAGCAGCCTATTGGTGGTTTGGTCAATCTCCCAAAGATGGTGATACCATCCTCGATCAGGAATTAGAATTAGTACGGAAATATGATCTCCACAACATCATGGAGTTTAATGTTTTCAACGGCAACCAAATTAAGATGAGTTTAAAGTAAGGAGGAAAAATGAACCGTTTTCACGAAGTCTTTCTTAGGAAGTTAATGGAGCTTTCAAAAGAACATGGTTTTATCATTACAGAAGGTGGCCTTATTGAACCGATTGGTGATTGGGTAGAGCCTGGTAAAGCTTGGAATTATACAGCAGATGAAACGCCTGATGGTGTTAAGCTGACAGGTATTGAGGTTCATTGATGAAAGGCTCTCTTCGGAGAGCCTTTTTTATTTGGCTCTGAATAAACCAGATATGAATTCATGATATCCTGGAAAAGGAAAGGCATACCTGTAGGTAAGGCCTCTATCTTCCCAATCATCTTTGGTTGTATCTTCTTGTACTATTATAACATCACCATTAGACCGAAAGGTGAGCAGATAATATTCAATTATAGTATTATCTTTATAGTAAGTAAAGAGTAGAAAATTGGAGCTCATACTAGCTACATCAATTTTGTATAATTTATCAACTTCAATTTCTTCAAAGGTCATGCATTTATCTTGTATGATTAGCATAATTAGTTGCAGAGGTGAAATATGGAAAGGTTTACATTCTTCTGGTCAGGTCCATTTAGTCAATGGCATCCTTCCAGTTTTGAAGCTGAAGACAAGAAATTTAACTGTGCAGAACAATATATGATGTATAAGAAGGCCGAATTCTTTGGAGATATAGAAACGGCTCAAAAAATTATGGAGACATCAAATCCAAAAACTCAAAAAGCTCTTGGTCGCCAGGTTGATGGCTTTGATAAGGATAGATGGGACGATGTTGCAAGGGGTTTTGTTTACATGGGTAATCATTATAAGTTTACACAAAACAAAGAACTCTTAAGGAAACTAATGGAAACTGAATATACTACACTGGTTGAAGCTTCTCCCGTAGATACTATATGGGGAATTGGTCTTTCTGAAGATGACCCGCGTTCTTGGCATAGAGAAACATGGAGGGGAAGTAATTGGCTTGGTGAAATACTGACTAAACTAAGGGAGGATTTGAGTAAATGATTTTTATATCTGCTCGTAAATGTCTTCTTTGCGGAGATGCTGTCTACAGCCGTGCAAATTATGACTATAGAAGTTGTTATTGCGGTAATGTTTCTGTAGATGGCGGGTCAATGCTTAAGGATGAATTTGGAAAAATAAGTGGTGAAGTTTACGGGAGAATTATTGTTCACGATATGTCAAAATCGGAACTTACTGAAATAGCATTAGATATAAATACACCAAACCTAAAAGATGCATTAAAAATTATGTACGATGATTGGAACAAGAACACTAATAATTATGGTCTTGTAAGAGATAAGAGTTATACGGATGATGAAAGAGCTGTTTTAAAGGCAAAGGATATTTTAATAAGATGAAGAAACTAATAATAGGTGTTAAAGCCTTTAAGTGTACAATGTGTGGTGATGCTGTTTATGGAAGAGCAAAATATAGTAATGATGAAATTAGCTGTTATTGTGGCAATCTCACTGCACATAGTGGCTGCTGCTTTTCTCACCATGGTAAAATCCTTGGAAGTGATAGATTTGATTTTGAGGTCAAGTTCCCACAAACGGCTCGTATTTGTAATGTTTACTTAAAGATTAAACCCATGCCTTATTCAAAAATAGAAAAGATGTTTTATGATGATTACAAAACTAAAAGAAATAAATATGGTAGATGGATAGATTCAGAATTTGATCAGCAGTTGAGAATAACCTCAAAGGCCAAAATGGACTTAATACGTGAACCTAAGACAGATAATTGAAGGTAGTATATTCAACAGGTGGTGGATGGATGACAAACATGACTTCATCTATCCCTATAGATGGGGTAGACACTCTTCATCAAGTATGAAATGTCATTTTATTTATAAAACAAACAAATCAATGTTTGAAAAAGATTTCAAAAATTCAACTGATGAAATGGTTTGGGTGTTCGGAGAGAAGTCAATAGCTGTTAATTGGGAATCAATTGATAAAGAGTTTATAAAGGTGGATGATGAACAGGCAACGTCCTTAAATGCCATTATAGCCAAGAAGATGCTATTAGGAGAAATTGATGGTTGATAAAGAAGCAAGATTTGTTCTCATCTATGGTATGACTAAGAAGGAATATCAAGAGAAGGAATTTAATTTCTACATGGACAATGTTGGATCTCTGGCCCAGGGTGGTACAGCTACAGACATTAAGGTAATAGAAGCTCTTTATAAACACATGGAGGACAATCTAAATAAGGTGGGTATAAAAATTGGAGAATGAAGATGTTGAAAAGTTGGTTGAGAAGAAGGTAAAAGAACAACTTGAGAAGATGGATAATGAGGGTGCTAAATTTGCTCTTGTTAATGGTATAACCATAGAACAATATTTAACATCATTATTTAACAAGGGTGGAGAAATTGGTATATCCTCCAGGGGATGGAAATGAAAATTATACAATTATTTGCAGGTCCTGGTGCAGGTAAAAGTGCACTTGCTTATAAATTGGCTGGTGAAATGAAGGCTCGTGGTATAAACTGCGAACTCGTAACTGAGGTAGCAAAAGATGTAACATGGGAGAAAAACTTCCATCAACTAAGTAATCAATTTTTTATAGTCGCTAAACAGTTTGATAGGATAAGACGTCTTGAGGATAAAGTAGATTATATTATTACAGATGCGGGTCTTTTACAAAATATTCCTTACTTTAAAGATGAAAGATATAAGGTTGAGTTGTCAGAGATAATGTGTAAGTTACATCGTTCATATAAAACTATAAATTTCTTTGTTCATCGTTTGGAAGGATTTGATGCCAATGGTAGAAAGGAAGATTTAGAAGAATCAGTAAAAATAGATGAAGATACTATGAAGATTTTAAAAAGTGAAAAAGTGTTATTTAAGGATATAACTCCAGATACAAGTGTAGATGATCTTATAAGTATGATAGAGACATATAATGAATAATTTTGCCCTAAAGACAGGTGATGGGGATTTTGAAACTAAAGTATTACATTACGCCTGTGTGATGGAACCAGATACTTACTCAATAAAGAGATTTAATAGAGCTGAAGATGTTCCCTCAGACTACATCACATTTGGTAATATAGATTGGGTTACAGATTGTTTAGGTAAAGTTCCTACCCCAGACTACTATCCCGATTTTGTCAAACATCTCCTCAGAAGGAAAGTTTGGAAGGAAGAGAATTGGCCAATGCATTTAAAGGAAAGTGTTTTCATAAAACCATTTGACAAACCAAAACGTTATCAACATATAATAACAAGACCTGGTTCTTATAAAGGCAAGAAGAAGGGACCTCACTGGTGTTCTGAAATAATTAAATTTGGTAATGAATGGAGATTGTATGTTCAAGACGGAAGAATAGTATATAGCGGATGGTATTATCCAGAACCAGGTCCAGATGTAAGTTGTCCTCAAGAATATATAGATGAAATACAGGATTGTATCCCAAGTGGGTGGTGTGGAAGCATAGATATTGGTGAGTATAACGGGAAATTAACTCTTGTAGAATGCGGGGAGCCATACGGCACAGGATTTTATGGTCCAATAACAGACGGAAAAATATACGCTGATTGGTCATTCGCTGGATGGAAATGGATAAAGGAGCATATGTGAATTTAGTAACAACTGAAGATTATGAAGAAGAATTTGATGGTCTATGGGCTGGCAGTTTTATCCATAATGTCATTCTTAAGGATGGATTTTATACTGGAATATGGGCGAGCCAAATGGGTATATATAGGGTGAGTGTTCCCCATGAAATTTGTAAAGTAAAAGAAGACAAATGAAATTAGGTTTGGATATTCATGGTGTTTTAGATAGTAATCCAGATTTTGTTACATTGGCTATAAACACCAGAGCCGTGGGAGGTGAAGTACATATTATAACCGGTTCCTCTTATGACGAGGATTTAAACTTCCTCCTCCTCAGTTTGAGTAAAGGTGTTGTCTTTTGGGATTATCTCATCTCTGTTCAAGATGAATTGGCCAAGGTGATGCCGCATTCCTATATTGATAAACATGGTCGACCTTGTTGGGATGATGATGTATGGGATGCATTTAAGGGAGGATATTGCGACAGAAACAATATAGATGTTCACTATGATGATACTGAAAGATATGGCCAGTACTTCACCAAGACAACATTTATATTATACAAGAGTATTTAATTTAATGAAATTGCTATAATAATAAAAATGTAATTTAAAAAAGTTTTCTTATTTTTAAAATAAACTTGGTTTATATAAACAAGATAAGAATATAAAGTTAGATATCTGGGGGTGATTTAGAATCGATTGAAATTAAGATTTAGTTCGACGTAAGGCCTACAACATCGAAAGAACTAGTTCATTAAAATGATGCTTGGTTTCAAGACTGGGGGGCGGATCCCCACACCTCCATTTTTAAGTGAGTAAATATATATTACATAATGCCTGTGTCACATGCAAATTTGCTCTTTTTAATATAGTTTTATTGGATAAAAAATGGATAATAGACAAAATATGGCATTTACTAGAGTTGATCATGAATATGTTATAAAGGAACATGTTGAAGAACTAAAACAGTGTCTTGAGGAAGAGATTACTGGAGGTAAACTTGATCACATCAACGCAGCGCGCGTATGCATTGAACAATTAATCCCTCCTCTCAAAGAAAAAAAATATGTTGTTGATAGTTATGTAGAAGAATTAAAAGAATGTATTGACGAAGAAATTATCCGGGGTGTAGAAGATCAGGTTAAGGCTACACAAATATGTATTGAAAATATAAGTAATTTGATGAAAAAACTACATCATTGATGTATAAATTTGAGCTCCAGCTTGCATTAATGCTAAAGAGGGGAAAATATGACTATAGGTCTTTTGTATGAAGATTACTGTAAAGAACGTGATCTTGAGTTTATTAAAAGATTTGAGGGTAAATGGATGTATGGAAATGATACATTTTATTACCATATAATAAAAGATTTCCTAGTCTTTAAGTCTGATAGTTGTTCCATTATTGATAGGGTTCAACTGACAATAAAAGATATATTATCATTTGAAGAAATAACCGATGAATTGTTTTTATCTCAATTAAATACTGTCTTGGTAAAAGCATATCTTAATGGGGTATATTTAGAGAGAAAATATCCCGTTGGTTGGTATAAATTTGCAACCAAGAGAGTAAATATTATGGAGGAAAAATGAAACAGCATGATAAGCTTGTACCGTTAAATGAAAATTTGTATTTTTTAAAAAAATTTATTGAAAATAAAAAACTATACGAAGTTGATACACCTCCACCGATTTTGTTTATAAATAAGGAAAAAAATGAAACCGCCTAAAATGTCCATAATAGTGAGAAAGGATCTTAATATGAGACGCGGAAAATCCTGTGCGCAGGCGAGTCACGCGGCAATGAAAGTTTTCTTTGATAGGATGAAAAAAGTAGAAGCTGATCCATTTGCATTTGAGGGTAATGGGAAAGACTTGTATGAAACTTCATTCACTCCTGAAATGGAAGAATGGAAGAATGGTCTTTTTACCAAAATTGTTTTGGGCTGTGATAATGAAGAAGAAATTCACTTTCTTAAAGCTAAGGCTGATGAATTAGGAATTCCAGCTGCTATCATTATTGATTCTGGTCTCACTGAGTTTGGTGGAGTACCAACTATCACCTGCATTGCCCTTGGTCCGTATAAGGCAGAAGTACTTGAAGAATTGACTTCGAAATATTCATTATTATAATATAAATACCTTTGTTTAGACAAGATAATATTGTATGAGTAAAAAAGATTTAATAGAAGAAAAAGCTTTATTGCTGCAAGAAATACATCACCGGGTAAAAAACAATTTTCAAATTATTATTTCATTAGTTGAATTACAAATTGTTCGTCATCCGGAAAGCAGAAGTGTTTTTATCGACCTAATTAGTCGTATTCGTTCAATGTCTCTTATATATGAAAATCTTCTACTTGCCGATAATCTTAATTATATTAAATTTTCAGATTACGTAAAAATTTTAATAGATAGTATAACAACAAGTTTAAAGTCTAATATTAATTTTATTATAAAATTCAGTGACGATTTAATTCTAAATCTAGAACAAGCAACATCAATCGGAATAGCAATAAATGAAATATTAATTAATATTGTTCATCATGCATTTAAAGAACAAAAATCTAAGAAAGCAGAAATAACTTTATACGAAAAAGATGGCAGGGTTTATATAGCAATAGAAGATAATGGTATTGGTATTGATTCAAAATTTTTAAAACATGATTCTTCTACTCTTGGCTTAAATCTTGTAAAAATGCTTATAAAAAATCAACTTGAAGGTAATATTAATATTATCAACGATAGTGGTACAAAAATATTTTTAGATTTTAAAAAGGATTAATTGTGTTGAATTATAAAGAGATAGTTAAACTACCATTTATAGATGACCCATTTTTTTATCTCGACAATATTTTAATTAATGATATCAAGGTATTATTTCCTACTGTACAGGATGGTATTGATACCTTATATGATAAATATGAAGGTGTTGAGGTATTTGATATATGCACTTTATTATATGACAATGGATTTATAATATCTCTTGGATTTGACGTTGAAAATTTTGACTATGATGAAAATGAAGAAGAGGGTCAATTCCACTCTGGTACAATTGATATATTGTTCAATAATGACTTTGCTATCGATCGTTGCAATTCATCTATGGATTAAGAAATGGTAACAAACAGTATAATATTTTCGGAGTAAAGCATATTTAAAAGAAGAGGTGAATGATGCTTTCTGCTGGTGTTGTTATCAAGTATAAAGAATACAGAGATAAGGAACTTGAACCTGGATGGAGCTACATCCTTCTTAAGGGAAGGAGAAAGATTTCAGAGGGTAAGTACATCTACAAAGTAGAAGAATTAGAACTTATTTATAGAAAAACAAATGAATATAAATTTATAAAAAGAGAAATAACAAGTTCGGTTCTCAACAAACTTGTAGCTAATCTGAGTGACACCTGGCGTCACAAATGGACAATAAAAAAAATTGAATATACAACTGCTGAAGAGTGCAACTGGGATTCAATGGTTGCCAAGCTTTTATTACTCTCATAGTTTGGGAACGAAGGAGTATATAGTATAATATGGACATGAACAATGACAAATGGAATAGTTTGACCCACAATGGTCCAGTCTTCCCTCCTGCTTATGAAGCCAAGGGTTATCACGTCTTTGTAGCCGGAGTTCCTACTGTCCTCTCCCCTGAGGCTGAGGAAATGGCTTATGCTTGGGCTCAGAAGCATGCCACAGATTATATCAAGGACAAGCTCTTTCAGAAGAACTTCTACAGGGACTTTAGTGCCCTCCTCCCTAAGAACTTGAAAATTGCCAAGTTCCCTGAACAGTGGGACTTCCGCAACGTCATCCGTGACATTGAGGCTAAGAAGGAACTTCGCTCTCTTGAAACCAAGGAAGAGAAGAATAAGAAGAAGGCGGAAGCTGCCGCGGTTAAGGCCATCTATGGTTGGGCCAACCTCAATGGTGAAGCCGTTCCTCTTGGCAACTACATGATTGAACCTGCTGGTCTTTTTATGGGCCGCGGCGATCACCCGGCCAGAGGCTCATGGAAAATTTCGGTTCGTCCTGAAGACATCACCATCAATCACTCTGTTTCCACCCCCGCTCCCAAGGCTCCTGAAGGTCATAATTGGAAGGCTGTTGTTGAAAATAAGAATGCCCTCTACATTGCCACCTGGGTTCAGGAACTGACTGGTGAGTACAAGAAAGTACTTTTTAGTGCTGATAGTATTGTCAAGCAATCTTCCGACCAGAAGAAGTTTGATAAGGCCATCAAGCTCGCCAAGAAGCTCGACTATGTGAATTGCGAGATTGACAAACTCCTGGATAGTAAGCTTGTTCAGACCCGCAAGCTTGCCACCGTTAGTAAGCTCATCTCTCAATTGGCCATTCGTGTTGGTGATGAAAAGGGTGAGGATGAAGCTGCAACATTTGGAGCAAGTTCTCTCCTAATTTCGCATATTAAAATTGATGCTCAGAAGAAGACTGTTGAGCTTGACTTCTTGGGTAAGGACAGCGTTCGCTACAATAATGTTGTCTCCTTCTCTGACTCGATGATTCGCAACCTCCTCTGGTTGTCTGAGGGTAAGAAGCCCTCAGACCAGCTCTTCCCTGGTGTCAACTCCTCTGATGTCAATGAATTCTTTGGCAACATCCTGGAAGGTGTGACTGCCAAGGTCTTCCGCACCGCTTATGGCTCCAAGCTCCTTGCTGAGGAGTTGGCCAAACAGGATGTGAGCAAGCTAACTGCTGGTCAGAAGCTGAAGTACTTCACTGATGCCAACCTCACTGTTGCCAAAAAGCTCAACCATCAGACGGCCATCTCTCCTGCTTACAAGGAAGGTGTGGCTAAGATGAAGGAACAGCTCAAGGAACTGAAGCTCGAGTTGAAGACTCACAAGGATGAGACCAAAGCTCAGGTTGAAGAAGCCAAAACTCTGCGTGATGCTGTCTTGGCTAAGGCTGCTTCCTATACTGGCGATAGGAAGAAGGATGCTGTTCGCCGTGCTAAGGCTTCCTACGACAAGAAGGTTGCCTCTATTGAAGCGAAGACTACACGTATCCAGACTCGTATTGATAACTTTGAGGCCAAGCTTGACATCAAGCAGAAGACGGCTGGTGTTGCCTTGGGTACGAGTAAGACCAACTATAGTTCGCCAAGAATTGCTTTTTCTTTCTGCAAGGCTAACAATATTGATTCTAAAAAAATTTTTACTCCAACGCTCCAGCGTAAATTTGCTTGGGCAGCAGATACTAATTCTGAATATTATAAAAATTACCCTAATGTAGATTACTAATTGTTGAGTAGTCTTCTACATCTAGTAAAAATAAAAATTCTTTACCAACTGATTTAGAATATTCTTCTGCTGCTTTATTTTTAGCTTCTATTTTTCCAGAGGCTAAATCTTTTTTATACCAACCATGTGATTGTTTTATTTCTACAATGAAATAATCTAATTCAAAATCAACATGGTAAATATGTGATTTTTCATCTAATTTATATTCTAAGGAGGGACCATCTTTAATATTTAGATTTTTGTTTAAACAGTAGTTTATAAAATTCAATTCAGCATTATTTTGATAATGTAAATCATCTCTTAATTTCTTAAGAGTTTGAGTTTTTCCGAAACCAGACAACTGTTTTTTGTGAATTGATGGAACTTGCGCTGGATATTTGACACCATATTTTTTTATGAAAACACTTTCTTTCAATCGTTTAACTGATTCAAGTTGAGACATGTGTTCTACACCATATCTCTCCATCATAGTATTTTTAATCTTTTTCTTAAAATCATCGGTGTTTTGATAAAACTCAACACCATACCTTTCTAGATTTGTTTTTTTCATTTTATTGTGTATGTCTTCATAGTCTAGTTTGTTTTCCATGTTTTTCTTAAATTCATCTGTTTGTGATATGTGTTCTACTCCATACTTTTTTATCATAGATTTCTTATATTTTTCAGATCCAGACAAACATGGCATTGTTGCACCGTACTTTTCTAGATTTGTTTTTTTAATTTTATCTCTAACCTCTGATAATGAATTTATATTTTCAGTACCATATCTTTCTAGGTTTGTTTGTTTAATTTTATCCTTAACCTTGTCTGATTTAAATGGATTATCAACACCATACTTTTCCAAATTAGTTTGCTTAATTTTATTTTTAATTTTTTCAGATGATGTACCAATTCCACCGTATCTTTGAATCGATGTGGTATTTATTTTATTTCTAGTTTCTGGATTTTTCTGACCACATGATCGGCAGCACGTCTTATTATAACCTTTTGACCATTGATTAAATTTACATTTATTTTCACATTCTGGATTTGCGCATTTTGGTATTTTAATTTTAAAATAAAAAAGATATAGTTTTTCAAATGTATAAAAACCTTCTTGCTGAAATTCGTGCATATATTTTTTAATATCATCTGGAATATAGGTACATATTTTTTGTTTGAGAATTTTATCGTTTATAAATTGTAGTATGTCTTGGTCGTCCATATAGCTAAACCTCCAGATTACTTGATTATCTTAAGTATTTTCAGAAAATATTGCATATTTAAAGGAGATAAATATGAAACCTTCGTCCATACCAACTAAGTTAAATATAACGCACCAATGGTTGGTATGGACTCCCAAGAGAGGAAATTATGCTGGACTTGAAAAGTATGTCTGCTTAGTCCAGGTACCAACACACTATAGAGAAGAAGTACTACAGTGTGTAGTTGCAGGATTTAAAAAGAGGGGCGGTGAGCCACACCTTCACCTGGGTCAGATTACTGGATATCAATACGATAACAACACCACAAAACTTATGGATGAAGATAAAATTGCTTTATTTGAAAGCATGTTTAAAACATATAAAAAAGATTGGGAAGTAAGAAGAACTGTGCAGAAGGCAAAGTTACTTCTTCTCTCTATAAAAAATAATAAAAAGTGAGGAAAATTAATGTTCAATAAGATTAGAGCCTTCTTTCTTAAAAAGAAGGTTGATAGGATGAAGCTTGAAGCTGAAAAAATTTATATGCTATCACATATATTACTTGTTTTATACAATAATACAAAGATAATGCGGACCTTAGATGATAAACAGAGAATTGATGTTTTTAACGCCTATGTTAAAACTCTCTATGGTACAATGACTGACGTTGATAGAGTTTTGTTTACACAAGCTGCCGCAGAAACAAATAAAGCAATTGATCAGATTAGTAAGAATATACCAATCAATGAAATTCAAATTAAAAGACAATTAGATGAGATTTTCAGATCAGCAAGATGATTGGCATATATATAATTAAAAAGAAAGATCCTAGTAGAACCGTCTATATAAATGTAATAGAAAAATTTGAAAAGGATGGAAGACAAGGTTGGAAGATATTACGTACTTCGCCAAAATTTTCTCTTCACTCCCTAATATTTAAAGAATGGATGGAAGAAAAAGATGCTGAATATTTCTTTACAAAAAGAAAACCACTTGAAGAATCAGAAATAACAAAGATGTTACTCACAGGTCAAATAAGTGCAAAATTCGTTTAAATTATACAAAAATCCAAGAGGAAGATTCATCTCCCTTGAACTCATAAAAGACACAGATCACTATGGTGCTTATTTTATTGGTCATCAGGGACAGCATAGTTTTATTAGCTTCGTAGATGAGAAGAATATACCTGAATATATTGAAAAACTCTGTCTTATTGAGGCGGATGATGTGGAACAGGCTAAAGCAGCTCTTTACAGAATAAACAACGATCTTAATTTGGATATGAGGGAAAATGAAAATCTTTTTAACTGGTAAAAGAGGCAGTAAATCTGCCTTCAAAATATCAACTGCACATGTTCATACAAATATTGATCCAGTTGTTGAAGACTACTTGAATAATTACTTGAAACTTAAGGCAGATGATCCTAATTATTACAAAAGTTTTAAAAATTTTATTGATTATGCAACTCAATCCTACTCCATGGATAGGATTTATGTTGGGGATACTGAAATTGATGCACCAGTTAGGAAGTTGAGTACAAAGGTATGGGTTGAAATAATCAATACATATGCAGAAACTTACCCAGACAAATACGCAAAGTTTTGTCTCTCAGAATAGCATATTTAGAATAAAGGAGTTTAACATGGATAGAGGTGATGTGTTGGCGTTTGAGAGTGATGATGAAAAGTACAAGGATTGGAAGTACTTCCGTGTTATTAATGCCCGTACTGTAGAAAATTATGTGGCTGAAGGTGATGATAACAAGAAAGTTGGTGCTAAGATGTACCTTGAAGGCAATGTCTATACCAAGAAGAAGACTGTCTTGAAGGCACAAAAACTGTTCATTGGTGATTTTTTTAAAATGACAACGGAGGGTAAATCTAATCTTGCAGGTGAAGCTGATATAGCACTAATATTTTTAACCAATAGAGATTTCTAAGGTATGATTGATTTTATTATTAAGGCGAAAGCTAAACATCAAGATAAATATGATTATTCTCTAGTTGATTACAAAAATAATAAAATCAAGATAAAAATTATATGTCAAAAGCATGGAATCTTTGAACAAGTTCCAAAATCTCATACTTCTGGAAATGGTTGCCCTAAATGTGCAAATAATGCTAAGTTGGGATCAGATAAGTTCATTATTGAAGCAAACATTATTCATAGCAACAAATATGATTATTCTCTAGTTAAAGATTATAAGAATTCTTATTCTTATGTAAGCATAATATGTCCGAAGCACGGTATATTTGATCAAATGGTTGGCTCTCATTTACATTCTAAGAACGGATGTCCAGATTGTGCAGATAATATAAGACTAACAACAGATAAGTTTATAACAAGAGCAAAAGAAATTCACGGTAACAAATATGATTATTCTCTAGTTGATTATAAAACTAACAAAACTAAAGTTAAAATTATATGCCCAAATCATGGAATATACCTACAAATACCAAATTCTCATCTATCTAGTAAAACTGGTTGTCCAATATGCAAGGAAAGTAAAGGCGAAAAAGAAATAACTTTTTTCTTAGCAAGCCGCAATATAAGATTTGATAAACAAAAAACTTTTGAAAATTGTAAAAATATAAACAAACTGCCATTTGATTTTTATTTACAAGATTTAAATATTTGTATTGAATATGACGGAGAACAACACTTTGTTGCCAAGGATGTTTGGGGTGGAGAAGAAACATTGAAATATATACAAAAAAATGATATTATAAAAAATAAATATTGTAAAGATTATAATATAAAGTTGATAAGAATATCATATAAGGAGAATGTCAGTGCAGCGCTCATTTTCCTCACCAATAGAGATTTCTGACGAAGATATAATCAACGAAGCTAAGGCTGTATTGGTAGGCGAAAATCTCGAAGAAGAAATTTGCCGTAATGTAAAAAAAGTATTACAGCCTTGGATTGGTCAACCTTTTAATCAATATAGAATGTATGATCCAAAAGTTGCAGTTGAATACTACCTCCAATCTTTAGTTGATAAAAAAAGAATATATCAATTTCATGTTATGACTATGCCAGATAGATCTATAAGTGTTCAAGTAAGGAATAGTCCGATAATCGATACGATTATATCAATTATTATAAATATAATTTAAACACATATAAACACATAACTCCACATTTAATTGCTACTAAGGAGTTTATATGGCAGATCATGAGCAGTTTTTAAAAGAAAATCGAGAAGCACTTCTGGAAGAAATGGCTGATAGTATTGGCAAAATGAATTCAATTATAGATTCTGTATTACATGCTCCGATATCTGCAGAACTTGATGGTTCTTTAATGAGAACATACTTTGCTGCTAATGCTGTTCAAGTTGGTAATCTCACTACTCTCTTCAATCAATATTATGTTCTTCTTAAAGGAGCAATTCCTAAGAAGAACAGACCTGTGGGATTTGCCTCCCTAATTAAGGGTGCTGGTATTAAGGTTGCTGGACCTGGTGTATCTGTTTTAACAGAAGACGAAGCGGATGAATAATAAACTTCAGGTTGGTGATATCTTAATACCAAAGAAGATAAAACATAAAGGATATATTTTCTGGAAAGAAGCTAAATTCCTTGTTGTTTACGGCATTGATTATGATAGCGGTCCCTGGGGCCCAAGTGACCAAAAACAAATTCATATGAAGAATGAAGAAGGAATTGAAATGACAACAAACTATTCCTTCATCTCTTCACTGGTTGAAAAAGGAAGTATTAGACTAGTGAGAGATGAATCAGAAAAGGCTAAAATACTTCTTTCCCAATAGTTTGGATATTTGATAATACACGGTATAATATCTATATGAATACCAACTTTCGTGACAACATTTATAATCAAGATGAAGAAATTCGGGTTTTGTGGACTACTCTTGAAAATGTAAATACCTTTGGTGAATTGTCTGAAAGTTATAAAAAAATTATAACATCATACTTCCTCTTGTTTAAAGATAAAGAAGGCTGGGAAAGTGTTGATCATATGATTGCTACCATTCAGGCCAAAATTAAACTCACTGGGTGGAATTCTTCCTATGCAATTAAAGCACTTAACGAACGAACTAAGCAAAGATATAAGCGAAGCTAATATACCTAAGGGTGATGTTTATTTTAAAACACCACCTTACGATCGTCGCAGATGGGGTGAAATACAAGATGTAGTTGTTGTTGACGGTTATACAATAAATGTCTATCACAACCATACAGTAGATGGTAATCACGTACTACAAAGATTTAAAGAAAGAATTACAGATGGTACAGCAACATTTCGTAATCCTCTAACAAGAGAAATATCACAACATAAAGATGTACCTGGTTGGAAAAGTTACCCACCAACAGTTTTACACTCCATAGTCAAAAAATCAATAGAGAAGATCAATAGTGAATTTGGTCTTTACGACGATGATAGCTTAAACGACTATATGGTTATTGATGACAAAAAGAATATAGTTTTACGCTTTAATCTGATGAATATCAATCCAGATAAAGATGATACAAAGAGACAAGTTTTAATCTTTACAGTTCTTACTAAAGAAATGTTGCATGCTGGTGAGACGTCATGGGATATGAAGACAAGTTCTAATTTTATAGATTTTGAAACAGTTATTATTGAAGATATGGGTGAAAAGAAAAGTTTTATAATCTTCTATGTTTGAATAATACTGCTTATATGATATAATATCCATATGAAGAATATGGAATTTGTGCGCTGGGGTGGACTCAGTGCTGTTAAACAAAAGGAACGCTTTGTTCCTGATAAAATTCTCAAATCTGATCATGAAATTGGAACGTTTCATCGTCCTCCCACCCGTCGTGGTATCTATGCCTTCCTTCCGGATTGCATTGAGATGTTCCTTGTTGCGTGGAAGTTGTTCGACAAGGAGAAGCAGGATGAGAATGGAAGAAACATCCTCAAGAAGGAGTTTGAACACCCTCGTCGTTTCTCCTACAGTGGAAAAATCTGGACTCACATTCATGTTAATCACCCCCAAGTAACCTACTACCGTAAACGTGACTCTTGGTATGAGACGGATACCGACTCCCTCCCCATCATCCTGAAATTGCATAAGTGGGAGTTGAATAATGAAGGGTCGAATGATTCTTTCTTCGGACAGGCTAAAGACTTTCCTGAGATTTCAAGAGTATGGCGACGTTTCTGTAAGGATCACTTTGAAGTTTTTATTGAACGTGTCAACTGAAAGCATAATTTACTTAAGTGAGGATTGAAATGAAGATTACCGTTATTGAAAACAAAAAGACGAAGCACATCCGCTCTGCCAACTATAATTACAACTTTAATAAAGAGACGGGTTTCTTTGCTCGTTGGGGTGCAACCAAAGAAGATGACCCACAATGGGCTCCTGGTCCTGAAATTCTTGACATTGAAATCTCTGCTGGCAAGTGTATGGCTGGTTGCCGTTTCTGCTATAAGTCAAACAATGGTTCCCTCCCTGTCAAGAACATGACGCTCGCTCAGTTTAAAAACATCCTTAATAAGATGCCCAATACCTTAACTCAGGTTGCGTTCGGAATAACGGATATCAACACCAACACCGACTTCTTCCCTATGATGGATTATTGTCGTGAGAAGGGTATTGTGCCCAACTTCACTTGTAATGGTTGGCAGGTTACTAAAGAGGTAGCTGAAAAAGTTGCTGCCACCTGCGGAGCGGTTGCCGTCTCCGTTTACAACAAGGATGCCTCTTATGGTGCCATTAAGTCCTTTGCTGATGCTGGTATGAAGCAGATCAACATTCATTTCATGCTTTCTGAAGAGACATATGACCGTGCTTTTGAAATTGTCTCTGATGCTGCTAGTGATGAAAGACTTAAGGGATTGAATGCCATTGTCTTCCTTGCCTATAAACCAAAAGGTCCTCATCCTGATTCCTATCACACTGTTAAGGATGTTGCTAAATACCAAGCTCTCACCACACACTGTGAAGAGAAGGGTGTTAGTTACGGTATGGATAGCTGCAGCGCTGGTATGTACATCAAGTCAATTCAGGATCGTCCTGATAAGCAGAAACTTTCTCTCTTTGTTGAGAGTTGTGAAAGTAGTATGTTTTCTGGTTACATCAATGTTGAGGGTAAGTACTACCACTGTTCCTTCTCTGAAGGTGAAGGTCTTTGGAAGGATGGACTTGATGTTCTCGCCTGTACCGACTTTATGAAGGAAGTATGGGAACATCCTCTGACTGTTAAGTTTCGCAAGTTGTCTGTTAAGAGTGCAGATAAGAATCCTTACAAGGATTGTGGTGATTGCCGTTCTTGTCTCGTCTTCCCATCAATCAACCCGTGGTAATAAGGAGTAAAAAATGAATCTTCAAACTCTATTCGAAAACTATCTTGGTTTTATCTGGGGAGCGTTCCTATTTGACATGAATGTTTTTAGTCAGGCATGGATCTATATCTGGATGTGTATTCCAGCTGTTGCCTATTTGGCTTTTTTCTGTATAAAATGGTTTGTAATTACCCTACCTATTTTTTTTCCATTTTATATTATTGCTGGTGCTATTGAGGATAAAGTAGAGAATGTACAAAGAATTAAAAAGGTAAAACAAAATAATGAACTTTGAAGATGCTAAACTAAAATTCTACCACCGCTGGACAGAGACGCACCGTTTCTATCATGGAGTGGAACACCTTAATTCCATGCTTGAAAAGATTGATGATAATCTTGTCTTAAAATATTTCGCACTCTTTCATGATGTTATTTATGACCCAAGGTCATCTGTCAACGAGGAGAGAAGTGCTCAACTTTTTAGAAGTGTGATGGGAGAGATTGAAGATCTTACCCATGACGAGAAGTATCTTATTATCGAAATGATTCTTACTACGAAAACTCACAAAACAGATAGTCCTATTGTTCAGCAAGCAATTGATCTAGATATGGACATTCTTAAATCTGATTTTCCCACTCTTCTTGATTATGAGGGAAAGATTTTTAAAGAGTATCAATTCCATCCAATTGAAGAGTATAGAAAGGGAAGAGTTGGCTTTTTAAGAAGTCAGGGACTTAATCAGTTGGCGGATTATGTCCAGAACAAGAAATATAACATTGGTATCTATGCTGGTTCCTTTAATCCCTTCCACATTGGCCATCTTGACGTCCTAAGGAATGCTGAAACCATATTTGATAAGGTAATTCTTGTACAGGGTGTTAATCCTGATAAGGGTGGTGAGAAGGTTGAATTACCAGTTTCCCTCCCCAATGAAAAGATTGTACACTCAGGTCTTATTACTGAACTTTTCAATATCCATGGTAACTACAATCTTACCATGGTGAGAGGCATGAGAAATGAATTTGATGTTACAGCTGAAATGAACTATCAAGCTTGGGTGAATGAACTCAATCCTGATATCAAGTTTGTTCACATCTTTTGTAGGCCGGAAAATGCTAAAATTTCATCATCTGGCTTGAAGTCTATGTCTTCCTTTAAGGGTTTTGATATTAACAAATATATTGTGAGGTGAGTATGAAGACTGTTATTATTGGACCTTCTGGAAGTGGAAAATCCTTTATTACTGAGGGTATGAAAGGTAATGTTCTTAACGTAGATGATTTTGTTAGTGAGTTGTATAAAACTGATGACTTAATCGAACATTTCATGTTTACTCTGCCACTTAATAAAGCTGTCAATGATGATGCTACTATTAATAAAGGCAGGTTACTCTCCATCCTTTTGGAAAATCCAGAAGCTAGGAAGAGATTGGAAGATTTTCTCTTTATTAAAATTTTGGATAAGGTTAATATTATGGAGAATAGTTGTAGTGATATTTTCGTTGATGGTTTGATGCCTCGCTTCGTAGCACACTTTGATAGAGTTATTTATATTGAGATGCGAGATGAGGATAGGTTGAAGAATCTTGTCAAACGCGGTATCTCAGAAGAAAGGGCAAAAAAGTTGATTGATTTACAGAGGGGTATGTTTCATACTCTTCTTGTGGAGGATTTGAGATGATTGCTGGAAAGTATTGTAGGTGCTCCAGATGCGGACATATTGGATATGCACATAATTCCGGTGGAAGGGTGGGATTTTGCCAGCAGTGTGGAAGGAATGATGGTTTGGTAGAAGTTCCACTGGATTATAAAGAAAAGCCAAAGTTTGATTTATTTAAGATTTTTAAGAGGTAGAATATGAAAATAAGAAACGGTTTTGTAAGCAACTCCTCATCCTCATCCTTTGTGGTTGGCTTCCCCACCATCCCGCGTACTAAGGAAAAAATGAAGTCCTTTCTCTTCCCTGACGGTGACGAATTCTATCCTTCACCTTTTGAAGATAGAAGATGGTCTAATGATACAGTAGCTGAGACAGTATTCAATGATATGGCTGGTAAAATGCCTCTCTCTTCTGATGAATTTGTTAAGGCAACAGCCGACAATGCAGAAATTAATTACAACTCTAAGAAGTATGAAATGATTGATACCCGTGATGATGGTTCTACATATAAGACGACTGACTGGGATAAGCTTGAAGAAGATAGGTTGAAGCTCTCAAAGAAGAATGCTGATAAATTTTTGAAAGAGAATAATGATTATTACTACTTTGAGTTTGCCTATGCTGATGAAGATGGTGACTATGGTTGTGACCTGGAACATGGTGATTTGTTTAAAGCTTTACCTCATATGAGAATGAGCCATCATTAAGGAGTGAGTATGTTTGTATTTGGTTGTTTCTTTTCAGAAGATGAAATTCTCAGCAAGTATGGTCCAGATGATAGAGCAAAACACCTTCTTGATAAGGGATATGACATCTCTCTTTGGGGTGTTATCGATGAGTTTAAGGTTCGTTATCCCGAATTCTGTATTGATACCATATCCACCGCTGGAAAGCAGATTGTAGCCTTTGGTAGAGAGTATCATACTATGGGTCAGGATGAAACACGTTCTCAATTTGAAGGGAGTGTTGTTTCTACTCTAAAAGAGTTGTTTGATTTCGATTTTAGGTGTTTTATGATGGAGGTTGCAGAATGATTAGTTTGAAAGAATCAGTCAATGACTTTGATCAATATGAAAAAGATATAGCTGATATCATCAGATATATTATGAGAGTGGGTACAATCGAATTGGAAAACTATGTAGCTAATGTCAGGTCATCATCTGTTGGTGGTGATCCTGGGGTAAAATGTTTTAAATTTGATTTGAGAAAATTCACTAAAGGTAAAGTATTTGGTAAATATGAAGATATAGTATCGCTTGTTTTCCTTGAAGATGATGGCAATATATTTATTCTTAAAGGACATGGAATGAAACTTAATTATTCTACACAATTAGATTTTATCAGGTTTATGAAAGAGTTGGAAACCGAGTTGAGTGTCAGATCTCAGGAACGTGATTCTTACAATGATTCATCTGAAGCTTTTAAAGAACTAATGAAGGATAGGGTATGAAATTGAGAAATGGTTTTGTTAGTAATAGCTCATCCTCATCTTTTATTATTGGGAGTGTAGGTGACCCTCTTCTCCTTAAAGCAATGGAGGCAGCAGGTGAGAGTAAAAACATCCCTATAAAAGATGTAGCCAGAGAGATGCTTAAATCATCAGATAGAAAAAAATATATTAAATGGTTGAAAAAAGTACCAGAAAATGTTAAATTTATTTGTTTTAATTCATGTAATTATGATACCGAAATCATGGCATATGAAAATTATGTTACTGTATTAACCTGTAACAACGAATCTTTTGACTGGGATACGGCTTTCGATATTATTGAAACAAGGTATAATGTTAATAGAAAGTATATTGAAGATACAGATCTGTGGGAAGATTTAGTAAGAGGAAGTCCTTACTATTCAACCAATGGAGAATATAAATTTGATGAATTTAACGATGATTTAAGCATCTATCTAACTTACTCTCTTGAGAAGATTGCAAAAGAGTATGGTCCGGCTGCTTATATCTGCGAAAAAGGGGTGATGCTTTATGAAAATGAGAACAGGATTTGTATCAAATAGCTCTTCTTCCTCTTTTATCATTATGGGAACTGGACCACTAAATATCCCAGAATTTAGTTGTTGGGAGTTGAATGTTCCAGAAGACTTTGGTGGAACAACTGAGTTCGGATGGGAAAGACAAATTCATACAGGATTTGGTTCTCGTCTCAATTTCTGTTACGCTCAAATTCTGAGTGTTATCGCAAGTTCAGAATATGACCTTCTCCTCGTTAAGGCAACCGAAGCAACTGGTGATGAACTGAAACATACTTGGCTTGTAATGCTCGAGAAGGTATTGAAGGATGAGTTGCATATTGATACTATCAATTGGAATCTTGGTGATTATAATGAGCAGGGAAAAACATGGTGTTATATTGATCATGCTTCTTCTGCCCACGAGGGATGTAATAACGAGATGTTTGAGAGCTATGATAAGTTGAGAGAGTGGCTCTTCTGTGAAGGTGGAGAAATCCACATACAGAATGATAATGATGGTTATGGAGATGAATAAAGCATAATTATATTTTCTAACAAAGGAGGTTGGATATGAAATTTCGTAGTGGTTTTGTTAGCAATTCTTCATCATCATCTTTCATCATGGGTTTTGCTGTTGTATCAGACCTAGATAAAGTAAAGAAGTGGATGGATGAGACTGGAATTGATCTCAATATTGAACTTATGTCCTATCTTGAAAACAAATATGATGCCCCAGCTGTATATGGAAGTGTTCTTAGAATGGAGAACTTCAACGGTGGTATACTCGAAATTGATACTAAAAATATTGATCTTGGCTTAACAGAAGATGCCCATGCAAAAGCTCTACTTACCTACGGTACTGACCCATACGTTGTTTGGTTTAGTGAATCTGGTGGTGAACCTTCCTGGGATGAAGAGAGAGAAGAGTATGACTATGACGTTGATCTTGATTTCTTTGGTGATAAAGAGGTAAAACTCTATAAAGCCTTCACCGAAGGTACCATCCCGGGTATTGTATCTGGTCAAGCATCTTTTGGTGCTGGTAGAGACGGTTAATATCATTTAATTTATTAAAAGGCAGTCTTTTGGCTGCCTTTTTTTATTTGTATAGAAAAAATGATTATTTTCTGATTTTTTGCAAAAGATAACTTGTAGTAATACTATAAGAGATGGAGAAAAATCCGTGAGTGAATATTTTTTAAAAAATCCAAGCGCAAGCAAGATCACAATAGATGATCTCGGGTATGAAATTGCCTCCAACCAATCAATTACAATTGATGAAAATGACTTTGACGGATTTCTAACCCCTAACATGGTTTCAGCTCTCAATTCTGGTTTAGTATTGTCTAGAACTGATGTTGGTGATACCTCGGGCGATTATCCTACAAATATTGCTATTGAAAAATTAACTCTTAAATCAACTTGGAGACAAAAAGTTGCAACTTATGCTCAACTTCCACTTGTCGGCAATGAACACACTGATATTCGCCTTGTTGACAGTACTGGTATTCTTTACTGGTGGGATCAACCAAAAGCAGAGTGGGTTCAACTTACAAATACTTTTTCGTTAACAGTCGCAGAATATGATGGTGACCCAAATGGAAAAAATATTACAAAGATTGTATTTGTAGAAGCAGAAGATGATGTCTATATTGATGATGATAATCATATAGCTTATGTTGGTGTACCAGATACATGTCCGTCAATAAACGGAAAAAATTTAACAATTGCTGGTACATCACTAGTTACTGGACGTCTATCGCAAAATAATATAAATTATAAAGTCGGTGATCCTGCTGGTTTAAATATATCTTATATAACAAAAGATGGTACGTTTACTATTAGTTCACCGCTTAATTCCGATCAAGGTGACAAGGGCTTAATAAAAGTATATTTTAATGGAATAGTTGCCGCCACAATTGATTTAGCTATTAATTTTATTGAAGTAAACAGAGATGGCAACCAGGTTTTGACAGGCTATGATATTAAAGGCTTAGGTGATACAACAGTTAATGGAACAGTAACCCTTCCTTACGGTTTTTTTGAAGTTATAAAAGTTGGTAAATACAATGGATTTAAATATTACCAAACATGGCAGGCACAGTTTTCAATTGCCAACCCTACAGCTTTGAGACAAGGTTGGAATGAAATTTATATGACACATGAAGGTCTAGCGTCTGGTACACAAACATCAAACAGGGTTGATATCTTCTTTGATAGCGATGCTGGTGCTGATCCTTCAACCAATGTTCCAACAGTTGTACAGAATGTACCAGTTTATCGCTGGCTTTCCGGTGTTAAATTTTATGATACCGGTTCTACATGGAAAGTAGATTTTATTGCATTTGATGCTTTTAACAACGTTTATCATACATCAAATGCACCTGCTGTTGTACAGGGTTGGCCAGGTTTAACAGCTACTCCTATAGAATATTTTAATACTGTTGTCGCTGGTGTTTCCTCACCTCCAGTTATTGGTGAAACAATGACCGTTAATGATTGGACACTAACTCAAACAGCTAATCAAATGTCATTAGATGCACGATTAGATGTATTTGCTCAAGATCCATATGCTATATATGGTAGTAAAACTTCCCTTGCGGAGAATATTATGATTTTCTCCTATCCAACAGCCTCAACACCTCTCAAAGAATACTTTAGGGATGAAAACTATCGTCTTCTAAGCGGTGCATATGATACTGTTCCAACGACCATTACGGGTCAATGGAATAGCCAAAATAACATTCATACCTATGATGGTGGAGCAGGATTACAAGTTTTTATGGATAAACTTGTTTTCCCAAAAATTGATCACTCTACATCTCTACCTTCAGGAAATCCGAATTATGCTCCTCTAGGATTAGAACAGCACAAATATTATTACCGAGCATTTAAGGATACTAAACTATCAAGAGCACAGGGAACTCTTCGTATAACTGGTGTGACTAAACAGCAAATGCTTAATGGTGATATTAAGGTTTGGATTAAAATACCTTCTCAAACTGGTTGGCTTAGTTTGAATAAAGATTATAACTATGCAACTTTTACCGGTATAGATGAAGATGGATGTTGGATGCAAAGAGATGTTCAAACTAATGCAGACTTTGTTTTTGGTTTGGATAGATTCAGAACAGAATTCGGAAACTATATGATTATAGTTAAAGTTGAAATACCAATCAATAATGGTATTGAGTTACAACATCTTGAGATAACTGACTGGTAGAGGAGAATATATGAAGAATTTAAAAAGTTTTCACACTAAACTTGTAAAAGAAAATACCAATGATTATTTTGTTGAAGAAAGTGTTGATAAAGATATAGCAAAGGAAGATTCTCTCGAACTTGTATCACAGTTTGTTAAAGATGTTAAAAAAAAGTTTCCAAACAAGCAAGATAAACTAGAGATATTAAGAGATGTATCTAAGGTTTTAGAATTTTATATTAATGAAATAGAAAATACGTCGTCTTCTATTGACGTAATGTCTGCATCATCAGCACCTCCTGTTTTAGGCTTTGATGACGTACAGAATAAGGGTGAAGATGATGATATTGATACGGTTGATAATATGAGTGGTATAAGTTCTTTATTGAAAAGTCGTAGTTAGAAGTTATAAATAACGGAGGAAGAAATGGACCCAAGGAAATTAGATTCAAAAAATACACCAGCAAGGTGGAGAATTATTGGTAAGGACCTTATTGAAAATGATCCAACGCATCTTGCAGAACTTGAACCAGGCTATCGTGCTGTTCTTGAGAAGGCAGCTGATTATGCTTCTCGAGAAGAGTTTGGTATTGGTAACCAACCAGATGTTGGTAGTGAGGCAAAACCTGTTCCTGTCTTAGTCAAAACTGTAGATCTTACTGGCCCAATTGATCAAGAAACATTAGCTGTTGGTGATGATTTGGTGTTCGGTGTTACAGTTGCTCCAGTCGAAGCCGCAAATAAGACAGTTACATGGACATCGAGTGACACAGGAATTGCTACGGTTACTGCAGCTGGTAAAGTTACAGGAGTTGCTGTAGGAACAGTTAAAATTACTGTGCAAGCTAATGATTCAAACGGAGCCAAGAGTAGTACAAAAATTATCGTTGTTGCATAAGGATAAGTCATGAAAATTAAGATTGAAAAAAAGAGTGGGGAAAAATTTTTAATTCTCTTCTCTGACGATGAAAGAGATGTAAAAGGCTTTTTTGTCAACCGTTCCGAGCTTAGGCGTTTAGAGTCAAATTTAAATGAAATACTTGAGTACGGAAATGAGCAAGCTGGAGATGATATTTAAGGAGTTATGGCGTGGCAGAATTTACCCAAGTTGAAAAAATAAATTTAGCACTTAAAGCCATCTTTGGTCTCCAGGGCACCTGGAATACAGATCCACCAAATGGTTTTCATTGGTCTCAAGAGGAATATGCTTATCAGCAGTGGACGTTAAATGATGAAATAATCATGGAGACAATTCCCAGAGCGGATACTGCAGCACAAGCTGCTATAAACATTGCTACCAACCCTGGAATGATTCAGGAAGCTCAGTTGAAATTGTCCGTTGTTCCTGGTACGAACGGTAGAGCTTGGGCTGCCTTCAAAACCTATAATAATAAGGACTCTGGAGTAAATGGTGATTGGATTCAACCTCAGATGTTTGGTAGAGGATATGCTCTACGTCTCTATGAAGATAACGGTACTCACAGCGATGCAATTCCAACGTCTGGTGCTCCAGGTAATGAAATAGCAACAACAATGGGCACGTGGATTCCCAACTATAAGATGGGATTCCTTATACTTGGAGATGCAACAACTGTTCCAGCTATGGGATGGACTTCCCCACTATGGGTTAATGTTTATCGCTATATTGGTCCAAAAGGTGTTACCGGCTCATCAGCCGGTGTTTCGCTCGATGACGCATATAATAACGGTAGAACGATTACAATTGATGAAGGTCCAGTTGTTTTTAACGCAACTACAGGTTATGCATCTTTACAAATTACTCCGGTTGTATCAGCACCAACACAAAATCTCCAAGAAGGACAAATTACTATAGTTGGTGGTGTACAATATCAATACAACTCCACTAAGAATAAGTGGCTTTCTATTAGTAAAGAATCCGCATCTTTCACGGGAAGGTTTGGATGTGGTAACTATCTCTCCTCTGATAAACACGGTAGTATAGGAAGTGGTTTTACTCTTCTGAAGAATGGTACAATCACTGGTCTTACAGCTATTGTTGGTTGGGGTGCCCAGAATAAAAAATTCTATATAATGAAAAATGGTGTTCATACCTCACTCCAATCATTTACGATGGTTGGAGGAAAGATTATTGACGCTACATTAAATTTAGACGTGAATGCTGGTGATACAGTTCAAATTTATTTTGAACCAGGAGCGCAAGCTTTTTCACCACGTGTAAATCTTGAAATATCGTGGAGATTGTAATGAATTTAAAAAAATTAAGCACATACTTGAATGAAGAAAAAGTATCGCAAGAAGAACTTGCTGGATTGATTGGATTGGCAAATGAACATGGTGTTAGGTTTCCAGACAACTATACTTCTTTGGTACAGAGAGGCGCTTTTGTGGGATTGGATAGAGAAATGTATAATGAAATTAAGAAATGGATTCTCGATAATAGTAGGAGATAGTAAATGAATTTTAATAAGGCTACGAAAAATCTTTTATCTGAAATGGATATGAGCACAAATACTGCAATGGCCAAGAATACTGATTTAATGAGTGGCGAACAAGGTGATAGCAAAAAAATCCAACTTATGAGAAAGATGGGAGCTGACGAAAAAGTTATCGCTCGATGGAAGACCTCAGAAGCCAGGGGTATATCATTTGAATCATTTTTAATTGGTTTAATTGATGAAATTAAGAATGGAGCTCCTACTGATGATAAAATAGATGTTAATAGCTTAGACGATGATGATGACATGATTGGCGGATTTGTAAGTAAAAAATTTACTAGAGATTAATAAAAAAATGGAGTTGATAGATGACCTATTATCTTAAGAATACATCTGGAACTACGGTAACTCTTCGAGACCTGGGTATTGTCCTCATAGACAATACTTCATTGCCCATAGATAGTAATGATATTACAGGCTGGTTGACACCAGATATGGCTGATGCACTTAACACTCCATCAGATTTAATACTTGGAACAACAGATATTGGTGATTCTTCGGGAGATTTTACTCCAGAAAATGCCATTCTTGCATTATCTTTAATTTCTAAGGTTGATAGAGACAATCCAACTAGAACAACTTTTACTCAAGCCTCAGATGCTGATCCGAACACAGACATAACAGCTGCAGAAGCAGAAGAATTAACAAATGGTTCAGATACTATACTCCATAACCATGATAATAGATACTATACAGAAACAGAACTCTCAACATCACATACCGGTACTGTAAAAATACACTGGGATAATATTATTAATGCTCCGCAAACTGGAGCACCAGAGTGGCAAGAACCTGTCAATTGTATAACTGTTCAGGTTTCTGGTTCTCCTCCTACTGGAATAAATGGCAATTTTTATATGGACACCGATAATAACCATCTTTATAAATATGATGGTACAGCGTGGCAAGATTTAGGTGTGCCCAGTCCAGGTATGAGATTTGTTGATGCCAATTCCGATGAAATTTATGAATGGGCTGGTAGTGCCTGGACAACGACAACTCCACAGGCTAATTGGTCTGTTTTAGTTCAAGACGATGGTGATGGCAAGGGTGCCCAATATGTTTACGATGGTATAAAATGGACAAAGATTGCTGATGTTGACTGGGGAACACATTCAAGTATTGGTGGCAGAGATGTTGCAAATTCACACCCTGCCTATGCTATTTCTTATGATAATTCTATTTCTGGTCTAGCAAATAATATAGATACAGTTCAAGAAGCTTTAGATTACATTTCACTCAATAACGGTGTTGAGTTGGATAATATAATGGTTGTATCTAAAAATGGTGATGATAACAAATTAGGTGTTGTTCTTGGTACTTTTGCTAATCCTTTCCGTACCGTCCAGAAAGCTATTGATTCCGTACCAACAACTGGTCCCAAGGCTGCAACAATAGACAACTGTTATCTAGTTCTTATTATGCCAGGTGAATATGTTGAAAATGTTAATACATCGAAAGAATACGTATTTATTTCCGGTTGGGATAGAGATGCCACAATAATTACTTCTTCTTCTGGTGATACTCTTACTATTTCAACTACTGGCGAAAAATCGACTGGTATTAATAATATTACAATCGAAACAACGTCTACAAACGCTTCCGATAATGCTATTCATCTAAATGGTAATAACCCACAAATTAAAGATGCAAATATTAAGGCAACGGCCGGTGCAAGAACGGTTTATATTTCTGGTTCATATAATTATACCTTTAACAGAGTTAAAATGTATGACGGTATCGTGCGTATTGATAATGGTTCTGTAGACTTATTTGCCTCCCTAGTAACAGGTGCACAAACTGTAATTACAAACGGTACAGTTTTGATAAGAGATTCTAGATTTCAATATTCTAACGGGGATGTAATCGTTCAATCTGGTGGTACAGTAAGATTCCTTTTCGGTAAAATTGCGTCTAATGGTACATTTAAAGACTATAATCAAACATCTGGAGCTGTTGCCTGGGGATGGGTAGATTGTGATAATACAAAAACTGTATTTAATGGAACTTTCGATCTTATTTTTAAATCAAAAAATCTTTCTTATGACAACTCAATTTCTCATCTTATCGCTACCAATGTTCAAAATGCTATCGATGAAATTGATCAAAATGTCGATATCACAGTAACGAATCTTGGTAATCATATTGGTAATAATAATAATCCTCATACTGTAACTTTTACGCAAGCTTCTATTGCTGATCCGAATACAGATATAACGGCGTTAGAAGCTGAAACACTAACCAATGGTTCTAGTGCTGATACTTTGCACTTCCATAACGCAACAAATATTGTTTATAATAAGAATACTGCAAACGTTTTAGAAACAACAAACGTACAAGATGCTGTTGATTATATTGTTAAATATTACCGCGTTCAACCAAAGAATGTTATTTTTATTGCAAAAAATGGTGATAATACTGAATTACCAAACGGTCATACTGGAAGTTTTGGTTCTCCATATCTTACTATTCAAGCAGCTGTCAATAAGATTGAATTTAACAATGACAACTCTCTTACAAATCCTTATATTGTTTGGATTGGTCCTGGTCTATATACAGAAACAGTCATTTTGAATGATAACCGTCTGGATAATATTGCTTTTGTTGGTAATAATGCTATCATACAATCTTCTGGCGTCGCAGTTCGTTCCTCTCTTCTCAACGGTGGATTTTCTAAGCTTGAATTTGAAAATATTGTTATTGATGGCGATGTATATTTTGAGGGTTCTGTAAACGGTGGTACAACATTTGATGCCGTTTGCAAGTTTAAGAATTCAGAAATTCTTGGTGATATTGGAGTTAAAAATCTAGTCTCGTTAGAATTTGAAGATGTATATATCAATGGTAATCTTTCTGTTGAAAATGTATCCGACTTAGTTAATAGAAACGTTAGATATGAATCTGGTAATACAATTAACATCTCCTACAACTCATCAAATCCTAAGCCGATCAACTGTGTTCAAACTCACCTTATGATTAATGATTCAAACATTAAGGCAAGTTTGGTTGTTTCTCTAGGAAGTGTAGTTGAAGTATTTAATTCAACACTTGGCTCATCCTCATCAACAACAACAACCAACGGTATTATAATAACACAGGATGGTTGGCTTGGTGCCGGTTCAACAATAGTAAATGCTACTGGTGAATTACAGACTCGCGGTACATTCTTTGATAAACCAAAATTAACTATAAATCCTTCTGGTATCTGGCACAACGAAACAAAGTCAGACGTTGTCTTCTACAACAACGCCATCACGCTCATCCCAGCAGATAATGTTCAAGATGCAATCGATAATCTTAAGGGAAGGATTGATGCATTCAAAATCCCTAAGGGTACTGTATTCCCAACTCCGGCTGAAGATGCCGACCTCTTCTATAGAACCGATAGAAGTATTACCTATCAATATGATGGAACAAGAAGCAAGTGGTTGTCAACAACTCAGATGACCTATGATTGGGGTGCTGCTAATGCTGATGGTAAATATTTGAATATACATGGGGCCGTCAGTACTATGTCTGGTTATCTCATGCCAAGAAACGGAACAATAATAACTCTTACAGCAAAAACTGCTTCTGGTAATCAAACAAAAGATATTGAGATAAGAAGAAATAACGACTCGACAAATGCGTTGAGGACTTTTACTCTTACTTCAGGATCATTTAGTTCTGTTACTGAGAATGTTAATTTCAATGCAGGAGATTATTTACAAGCTTTTGCTATATCTAATAGTACACCTGCTAGAGATATTGTCGTAGTTGCTACAATTTGCTGGAGAGATTAGCATAATTAAATTATAAATAGTTAATAATTTATCAATCAATCAAAATTGATTGATTGATAAAACAAAATTTTGTAAAGATAATAATATCAGATTATTGAGAATAAGATATGATGAATACATATTGGAGAGATTAAATGAAATTTAATAAGTTGATTAAGGAAGTAAAAGGCAATCTTGGAAAAGGTGACCAGATTACAATTCCAGGTAATTCAAGTGTTTGGACTATAGAAGATGAAGATGATGAATATCTCCATATTAAGAATAATACAAACGATGAGAAGACATCTATATCAAAATATAAACTCATGGATATTAAGAAATTCCCCATCCTTGAATTTAAGACACAGGAAGAAAAGCAGGTAGAGATTGATAGATATA